AATGAGTTCTCCTTTCATCTATTAAAAAAGAGGATGATTTCTCACCCTCTTACTCTTCTTTATTAAGCTGTTTAAAAATCTGATTCACATATGTACTTAATCCGGCTACAAGAACGCCCTGTACCACTGCTGTAAATACCGCCATTGCAATATTCTGTATACCAGACAGGCTACAGGTTGCAATCACGTAGATTCCACAAATCACAATTCCAATGATTCCAAGAACCAACGGAATATATTTATTTGTCACGGCCTGTGACTGTTTCAGCCCCATTCCAACAAAGTACAGTACAACTGCCACTACTACCAGTTCCGGTTTTACATAATTCATAATCTGTTCCATAGTCAATCACCTTTCTTTTTTAAATGCAATTCTTCCATTTCATGCATCATTTTAGTTATCATTCCATTTCCACCGAGCGCATGATATGCTTCGTACATCTCGCAGAAATTTTCATAAGCATAAGACGGGATATCACCCATCTGCATATACTTACTATGATATTCAATCAACTGTACACGAAGCAAAAGCATCGTTCCTTTGCTATTTGCATCCCTGTCTCTTTTCTGATTTTTTAACAGCCAGACAATATATCCCAGTGCTATAGGAAGAACTATCGTATAAGTATTTATCAAAAACTCTTTCACTGTTTCCGTCTCTCTTTCTCAAAATATGTATAAAAAGACCTTGCGGGCCCGCTCTGATATCCATATGTTTCCTCCATCTGTTTATATAATAAAAAAGACAGCAGTAAAAAATACCGCCATCTTTTACAAATCTTTTGCTTTAATTCTAATATAGTTCTTAAGAACTTCTGATTGATGTTCTTCTGGAATTTCCATTCCATAATATTGTTCATCTTGTTACCACCTATTCTGTTACAGTTCCTGTTCCGGCATTATAGATGTATTTCTTGCGCACTTTGTCGTACAGGCACAGAGTGCCATCCGATTTCTTAACTGGGATCATATCTGCCACAAGGTTGCTTCCGGAATAGATTTTCGCATAATAGATTTTTCCCTTCAGACCAACTCCGGCAGCTTCACCATTTTTGCTCATACATCCAATGTAATATGGACTTGTCAATGTAAAATTACCAGCATTATCCAGAGTTACAGAATTGTTTCCAAATGTAGCAGTTGCTCCATTCTGTTTGATAGTCCATGCATCTTCCCAAAATGCCGTATTTTTCACTGCGCTTGAAACTGATCCTCGAACAACGTAGAAATTGTCTGTCACCGAGTAACCATACTTATATTTATCGTCCCTTGCGCCACAAATATATGTCGTTCCAGATTTGACATATAATTTAGCCTCTGTGTTCGTATTCTGATCCGGCAAAATCTCTGTGTCGAAATAGCAATTACCATCGACACTAAGCGATTCCAGTTCTGTGTGACTTTCGCTCGGATCAACTGTATTCTCAGCAACATTAACCGTACACTGAGCTGTATATCCACCATCATCCGTTGTTACTGTAACTACAGATGTACCGACAGCTTTTCCTATAACTTCCCCATTGCTGACAGTTACGTTTGAGTTACTTGTACTCCACTTAACCGATTGATTCGTTGCATTTGATGGCTTTACTGTTGCTGTCAGTATTGCACTTTCTCCTTTTTTGATACTTAATGTATTCTTACCAAGAGACACACTTGTAACCGCTATAACGGTCGGTGCGACAGACGGTGTAGTATATCCTATTCCAAGATTTCTTAGTTTCTGGTCAATAACTGGGCTGTAAAATGTGCGATACCATGATTCTACTGGATGCACTCCATCACCAACACCGCTATTTGCATTACGTGTATATTTGCTCTTATTCTTAGATGTCATAGCAATTTGAGAACATTTTCTCATGTCAAGGTATGGCATATTCCATTTATCACAGATTTCAATTGCTTTTTCGTAGATGGAATCCAGATACGAATTATCCTTACCAAAACTATGCGGAATAAGATATAACTTCACAGCTAATGGATACCTGTCCATGATGTATTGTAATGAGCTTTCCAATGCTCCACAGAATGTACTGGTATCATAGGTTGCATCATAGCCAGCCGTGATAGAGCCGATCGAGATACCATTATTCTTGTCATTAACTCCACCATCGAAAATTATCGCATCCGCTGCGCCAGTGTAATTTTTAATCTGCGTTACGATTGGCGTATGTGACGGATTGGATGTCACAGCCATGTTCGCACCAGACTCTGCCTTATTAATCCACACAGCATTCGTATACTTTTCTTTTAATGGCTGGATGATTCCTGTTCCCTCTTTCCATCCCCAGCCAGCAATGATACTATCTCCAAATGCTACAATTGTCTTGTTTTTATACGGATTTTTAACGGAACCAAACAGCGTTCCTATCTTCACTCTTCTTGTTATTGGAGTAGAATCCTCTATGATAATATCATCCGTATCGTTCACTTCTGTGACTTGTGGAAGATCTTTTATGCGTATTCCGTATATTTCCTGCGCTTTTAAATTTTCATTAGCCATTTGCATCATCCTCCTTAAAATAATTTGTAATGTGGCATTTTCTCTTTCCACAATATATGTCTTATCCAATCATCCAAGACAACCGCTACTGCCGATAAGAAAAACCATATTACGGTAAATGGTAAGCATATCTGACCAAGTAAATTGAAAGGCATGTTGCTGTAATCCCATACATTCCAACCAAGCCATAGATTCACGATACAGCCACATACAAGCTCTAATCCAGTGATTAAAAGCGAACCTATAAGCATCTGTACCGTCAATGGCATCTTCCGGCATTTTTCGTTGATACAACCAATAAGGAAGAACGCCAAACCACCAACGACGAACATCGACCAATGGCTACGTCCTCTTGCTATTAGCTCTATCAGCACGTAAATCAGACCACCAATCCCAAACAGAATCAGCGGTCTTAACTTCTTCATGATTTCTGAGCCAGCATTGCTTTCAGTGGCTCAGACTGGTAGGCTTCTGGAATATTCATTCCGTAGGTAACCTGTTCAACCTCTTCTTTGCTTTCCAGAGAACGAATGAAAATGCGGAGGTCACGGAAATAAGTTATATGCCATGTTACATAGGATAGTGCAGACGAAGTGATTTTTGCCATATCTGCATTGCTGTAGAATTTGCAGTGTTCATCTTCATCAGAAGTATGCCAAGGAATATTCTCAGCTCCGATTGCGACCTGAGCCTGTAATCCAACAAGGCTAGTCTGGTCACGCTCAGTCAATGAGAAATGTTCTGTACTGCCATCAGACAGAGTAACATCAACTCCCTGTGCTATGAGCTTCTGCTGTATGTCGTTCATCTCTGCGACCTTAGCTTCTTTCACTTCATCAAGGCTGATTTCCGGTTCTGGCTCTGGTTCCGGTTCAATCGGTTCAACATATACACTTCCATCGTCAGAAAGAATAAATCCATCTTCCAGTTCACGGTATAATGTTGTGAACCCATCATATTTTCCAAATACATTACCAGCATTATTCAGTAGGTGAAAACCGGATGTATTTGGTTCTGTCCCGGTTATCTCGATAAGGTGTACACTTAATTTCTTTACAGTTGCTGTAACCGTTTCTGATTGATTTAAAAATAATATATTCACGGTTTATCCCCTCCCTATCTTGCAAATACCGAACAAAGTGTTTTTGAGTTAGCATACAACTTTACAGATGTATCAGACAATCTTGATACCCCCGCAAGATAAGTAGTGCCATCGTAAGCAGACTGGAATGTTCCATTTGCCGCATCTGCTGTTTCCGAATTCCATCTTACTATAGGGATAATTGCAGATGATAATATACGATTTGTCTGATTTATGACCGCTGGCCCGCATGTCAATAAGATTTCGGTACGGTTGCTCAAATCAAATGTAGATATTGTTTTGGAAGGTGCCTGATTTCCAGCCAATTCACCTATTTTTTTCCATCTAAATTTATCATTTATGTCGTTGCCTATCTTTGTCACAAGTTCATTAGCCACCAGTGCATCACAAAAAAATCCGGGTTCTGTCACAAGGCTGGCTTCGTCCAGACTAACTATTTTGTCTGCGTAGATATTATTTATTGCTTCTCGTTCCTCAATAATGTCCTTTGCGGAATATGTACTACCTTGCTGATCGTATGCCGTCATATCTCGTAGAGACACTGTACCGTCTTCATTTACAGTCTGTTTATACTTCCTCTGAGCATTAACATCAGAAAGTATTTGGTCTTTAAAATCAGTGGATAATGGTGTGTATGCCATGTTGTTTTTCCTCCTAACATTTTATAGCAGATTGATTTACTCCAAAAGTTATAGGTAATTTCTGCTGTGTAAGTTTCTGCCGGTTATATCCTTTATAGAAAGCAAGACAGGCACTTTCTATTCGATTCAAATCATCATACGTGGGTGTTGGACCATTATCTATCCAGTACCCACGCTCATAATTTGTAAAAGGAAATGTATTATCGCTTAATGCATTCAAAAAACTTTCGATGGCATTAAATTCCCATGCATGCGGATAATCACTTACCGTCTTTTCTGCTAATTCCGTATATGGAACAGGTTTATATAACTCTTGTTGTAAATCATGCAGATAAGCAATGTTCCCGATAATACGATTGTAATCAGCGACATTTATGTAATCATCAGCTGACCAATCGGTTTTTGGTTCTTGCCACATACTCTTTCCTCCTAGTTCTTAATCCACCGCCAAGCAGTCCAGATTTGAATGTAATCTGCGATTGTTCTACGATTGTTTTTAAATCTGGATCGTATTTATTTTCTTGCCCGATAACATCACCACAATCAATAGCCGGTTCACCACGGTAATCAAGTTCATATTCAATACCTGACGCAAAATAATCAGCAAGCCACTTAGCGACCTCTTGGCAGTGATCATTAAAAGATATTAGCGGATTCCGCCACTCTTTTTCTGTTCCACGGTTGTGAACTGGTTGGCTGTAATAAGACGTAGCCACATTGTACTTATATCCTGTTATGGCCACCTCTATATTTTCCCCTGCTTTTACACCAGAAAAAGCAACTTCAACATAATAAGCACCGGACGATACTATCTTTGCGCTCTGGCCACTTTTCGCATTGCTTATAGCTACGGAATATCCATAACACGGGTCATTCAGATAATATATCTGGTTCTCGCCGGAATAAGTGATAGTCTCAGATGTCAAGTCTTCCTTTGTCGCAGATTTTGAATATAGTGATCGTGAAACCTTTACATTCTTGATTTTTTCAAGCTGAGTTCCGACAGGGGTAGAATATAAATCATCGTATTCCAACGAATAACTTGTTTCAGCACCGAGCGATAAATAATCAATATGGATTCTGCTATTTGGTTCGGTTTCAGGGAATTCAATTTCCAAACGATCATATTCCGGAAAATCATAGTTAATTTCTGTAGCCTGTTCGATTCCGGATGTGATAGTTAATGTATTGTTTAACACATCATCCGCATATGTACGGATTACTATTTTCTTTGGAAGATTCCCAGAGAAATTAATCATGATCCCATATGCTTTGTATTTTGCTTCTAGCGTCCTTGTAAGCATAGGATTTACATCGAACCTCCCGTTTTCATCTGATATTGAAGCACTTATATATCCGGTGTCTTGATGATGATCGGTTGGCACGAATAGTTTTTCCCCGTCCGCTTTCCAGAAGTTCTGTTCGTAGGTAGCATTAATCATAATTCCATATGCTTTGTCCTTCGATTCCAAAGTCCTTATTATTATCGGATTCACTGCAAATTTACCGTTATCATCGGATATTGCTGAGATTATATATCCTGTTGTCTGTTGTTGATCTGCCGGTACGAAAAGTTTTTGACCATCTGCTTTCCAGAAATTCTTTTCGTAGGTAGCATACTGTTCTTTCGAATCCAAAGTATCAATCATAGTCGTATTGGAATAATACGTTTCTCCGTTTGATGTCGTATCGTATGTTGGCTTGAATGCTGCACGAATCCTTATCTTTCCATTTCTGTCATAATCCATAATGCAGCGACCGGCATTTGCTATAATCTGCAATGCTTCTTTGTGTGTCACATTCGGCAGTGGGTTATGAACATATACCTTTTTCATGTATGAATCAATATAATATTCGTCTTCGTTTAATCCGGCATCTGTGAGAACTAATACGGCCAAATCGTACAGGGATATGCCATCCTCATAGTAGATACCTTTATAATATTTTTCATCCAAATATTTCAAGATGTCTACAGCTGTAATGGTAGCGGATGAATCATCAGCACTCCATTCTGATACATACAGCGAATGCATTTTTATCCATTCAATATTCCCATCGTCCAGCATATATCCCATCATGACATTAACTTTTTGACCACTTTCCAAGAAATTAATATCAGATGATGGATTGTCTACGTTGAATAATTGGTTGTCATTGCACAAAGTTACCGTAAACTCGGATTCCGGCAAATCTTCATTGATTGCTGATAGAGTTGTATTGCTACTTGCTTCTGATATCCATTCATCGTCATATTCCAAGCCGAGTCCAAATATAATGTAATCAATTCGCACTCTTGTATTCGGTACATTCATTTCCGTAATAACTAATTCGATTGATTCCGTATTCTCAAACACATCATCGGACTTGAAAAGCTCTTCTGTATTCTCATATTCAAAAGACGTAGCATTATCAGTAACGATCGTAAATTTTGTAGGATAATTTCTACCAAATTTAATAGTCAGTCCTTTGATGTCGGATTTTCCGCAACCGAATACAAACTTCACATGAAAACTTCCTTCAAACAAATTCGTTGAAGTAATCCCGTCTTTTCGATAATCTGATTTATTCTCTGGCAAGAAAAAGCTAATGCCATTTGCTTTCCAGAAATTGCTCTCATAAGTTGCGTACCGTCTTACAGTGTGTTGATTGAATATGGATTCTGCATTTGAGAAGTCATTATATTTATTGGTATCAGAAAGCCCCGCTGTCTGCTGAGCCTCCTGATTAATCAACCCAAGCTGAATTTTCATGTAGGACTGATTGCGGACTGGTCGTTTCATGGATTCTTTATATTCTTGTGATGTCTGATACATTAACTACCACCCCGCATCAATAATGTTGACTTTGCAATTTATGTACGCCACTGGTCTTCCAGTTTTGTCATATTTGAATACGTCTGCTGTTCTATCTCCCGGATACATGGTTAAGGTAATCCAGTTATTTTCGACCATATCCCAAAATCTTACAGTCACAAAATATTTTTTGAATTCTTTTAGCATACTTGACCATGTTTCCGCATCAAGATATGGCCATTCCAAGTTGTCAATCTTATAATTGTCTCTACCAATTTTCTGACCGACGATTTTGTTATTGGCATTTCTGGCAGCATTTACCGCCGTTGTCACTACCATATTTGGGTAGCGTTTCGGTGCCGGGAACGGCTTGCCATTTACCATTATGAAATTGGATATATGCCTTGCTGCCATTTCCTACACCTCCTACGTTGGCGAAAAAGAAAAGCCCGTATTCCTACGCGCTTTTGATATCTGCTTATCCATTCTTTTTCCATCCATATTTACGCTTGTTTCTTTCTTAAGAAGTAACTCCTGGTATTCAATGATTGTTCTTAAGAGTGAATTGGTTTCATCATTCGCTCTTGAAACTCCATTGCTTACTGAATCAACAATCTGCTGATTGTTAACTACTGCTGAACGGTTTCCAATCTTTCCAACAAGTTCAGGACCGCTCTCTCTTGCATAGAACATTTCTCCGACTTTCGGGAAACCGCCGTTTGCATATCCATGACCTTTCCATCCTCTTTCGAGACTTCCGTATCGAGCCAGCGTATATCTGATAGCTGCTAAGATATTTGACATTGGGTCATAGATGTTTTTGTCGAACCCTTTCATAGCGTAAGCACGGAATGTAGGGCCAATAACTTGCATTAAGCCTTTGGACGGAATACCCATCTTTGCATTAATGTCCCAGTTATTGATTGCATTCGGATTACCGCCGGATTCTGACTTCATCTGCATAAGCAAGCGATTCAAATTCGCTTCTGTAAACTGGTTTGTCAATTCCAGTGCTTTCTTTGCAGTAGCACGCCACTGCTCCACACCGGCAGATGGTTTGTAATTAACACCACTTCCACTGCCACCAAAGCCTTTTAGTTTGTCTTTTATGAACTTCGTAGCAATTCCTACAGTACCTCTAACCGCATTTTTTGCCATTGACAATCCCGGTTCCAGATAGCTTGAAAAGTCCGTGAACTTATCAATTGCCATTTGCACCAACTTCTTAGGATTACTGATATAATCAGCAATATTTCCTGTGAAGTCTTTGAATTTCGCCCATGCACCACCAAAGAAATCTCCGATTCCTTTTTTGAAATGTGGCATATTCATTAATGAAGCGGTCTGATCTGCCGGAAGAACTTTCGTACCTTTTGGCATTGGCAACATGACATTACGTCCCTTTGGAATGATTGTCTTTCCGTTCGGGAACTGTACCATCTCACGATATGTGCTACCAGCTTGATCGTTCACGATACCGACAGTATCATGTGATACGCCATTTGTACCGCTAGCGTATTTGTCCAGTTTGGATACATCGAAATGATTCTTTCCACCACCGAGTTTTTCATATACCCAGTTGACACCATTGAGGATAGCTTTCATTGCCCCTATGATAGGTTTTTTGATTTCCTTTCCAATGCCCTTGAAGAAATTTCCAATCTTTCCGAATGAATCTGTTACGCCTTTGTAAGCAGTCTGGAATGTACTCTTAAACCATCCAGATACAGATTTCATGTTATTCTGAATATCAGATTTACGTCCACCGAACCATTTGCCAACATTAGAAAATGCTGAGTTCACATATCCTCTTGCGCTCTGATATTTAGTGCTGAACCAGGTTGACACGCTTGACTGCGCATTCTGAATGTCAGCTTTTCTTCTGCCAAACCATGTGCCAATGTCAGAGAATTTATCAGTTACGGCTTTTCTTGCTGAGCCGAACTTATCACCAAACCATTCCCCTACATCGGAGAATTTGTCAACAATCTGGTCTTTTAATTCTCCAAAGAATTTAAGTACTTTTTCGAGCTTAGCAACAACTCCATTATATAGCCCAGCCATAATATAGCCACCCTGTTCAGCCATTACGGTTGATGGAGAATGAATGCCGAATGCTTCTTTGAAACCTGTAATAAATGGTGTGAATATATGATCTATTATCCATGTGCCTATATTGCTTAATGCATCGGCAATTCCTTTGAAGATTCCAGCAACGATATTCCCTCCGCACTCTTCAATCTTGCCTTGGAAATATTTTTTAGCCGCTTCTACAGCATTTACTATAGCTCCACCAATTAGCGATCCGATATCGAATAATGCTTTTACAGCAGCGCCAATTAATTCACCAACGCTTTTAAACCATCCGTTCCAATCGAAATTAATCAAAAAGTCTGAAATACCCGTTGCAATATCGGTTATAAGCTTTTTCCAATCTGTACCTTCTAATGCTCCAGAAACTAAATCAAATAAAATCTTAGGAAGTGTAAACAAAACCTCGAGAGACTTTGTAATGATTCCTTCCCAATCAATATTAGAAATAAATTGTCCGAAAGATGATCCTAATTGATTCCAGTCAGTGTTCTGCATAAATGCTAATAATGCATCAAGAAGTCCTTTTGCGAGGTCGCCAAGCCTTGCTCCATTACCAGACCAATCGAAATCGGAAATAAATTGATTTACACTATCTGATAAGCTCTTGCCAAAATTACTCCAATCAAAAGTCCTGGCTGCTTCGCCTATTGTTGCAAAAATAGCGTTCCATTTTTGTGCCATAAAATGTCCTATTCCAGTCCAGTTAACTGTGTTCACGGCACCATTTGCGCCATCACCAATAAATTTTCCGACTTCATCCCATTTTGTGTTATCTAAAAACGAATTTGCCAAATCCAGTCCGGTATTGAAAGCTTCGCCGATAGTATTTCCAATCGACTCCCCAAGTTCATCAACTTCAACGAATCCGTTTATGAATGTTCCAAAAGATTTTCCGATTTTTTCTGCAGTTTCTTGTATGGGGCTCCAATCAATTCCATCCAAAGAGTTTTTTAATTTTGTCCCGAGAATTGATCCGATTTCTGTAAAGTCAGCCTTTTTCCATGCATCCTTTACTTTCTTTGCAAAATCAGACACATTTTTATCAATAGATGATGTTTCGAACATTTCTGATGGGGACGGGCCTGTATACTTTTCCGATCCAGAATCTTGATTTGCAGAATCACTACTTGGTTGGATAACGTGTAATTCATCTATTCCAAGAGTATAATTGGTTAAATCCTTAGCATCTTTTTTTGCTTTTTTAAGTTTATCTCCTGTTTTTGAAGCACTATTCCCTGTTGATTCTAAGCTTTTCCCATAATCAAACCATGCTTTTTTAGCTTGTACGACTTTTGACTTTCCAGTCAATGAGCCCATGAACTGTCCAACTGCATTTAATGCCCCGGCAAGCATATCAAGAAATTTCGATATATACGGTGCAACTACATTGACAATTGGTGCGAAAGCAGCGGCCCACGCATTTTTTAGATATAACAAAGAAGTAACCATGCCTGATATGCTCTTGTTGTATGCAGAGCTATATTGAACCAGATTATCAGAACCGGCTTTAATCGCTTCTTTTATCTGGCTGATTGCTCCAAAAACAGTGGAAAATAAAATGGAAGAGCCAATCATTTTCTTCCACGACATTCCTTTATTGGAATCTTTCTGCAATAATCCGAGCTTGTCCTTTGCCTTAGAAATTGCAGATCCTAATACTTTAAAAGCATTTGCAGACGCTTTAGCAATCTGCGGAAGTTTCGAAAGCCCCCTGATCGACAATTTTGCAAATGACAGTCCCAATTTCCCGGCATTTTTAATAAGTGCTTTTAACGCAGTTCCAGCTATCTGCAACTTCGAGATTTCTTCTTTTGCTATAATGCTTTTTGCTTTTTCTCTCATTGAACGGTTGTATTCTTTCCGCCGTTCTGTTACTACAGTAAGTTTCTGCGCTACTGCATCATATTCTTCGTCACCCTCACCAAGTCCTTGCCCTTTTAAACCTTCAAGTTCCTTTTTTAAGGCTTTTATTTGATCTGAAAAATTATTTGCCGCAGCATTTGCCTTTCCAAAAGAGTCAACGTATTCTTGAATGGCTTCTGTGTCGTAATCTCCATTTTCTTTCATAGGTGGAATATCATTGAATTTCCCCTCTTGAGTTGAAGTTCCCGTTTCTGGCAACTTTAACATTTCCATGAAATTTTTTGTATAATTTCCGAATCCACCCTTTGTAAGACCGCTCTTTATTTCGCCAACTTTATTTTTCAAATAATCAAATTTACTAGAAATTTTTGATATATTCCCACCTTTATCTATGTTAGATATTTCATTAGAAACATCTTCGATAGAATCGGAAACTTTCTCTGCATTTTCACCGAGAGATTCCATACTAAGTTTTTCTTGATTTAATTCGCTGACAACATTCCCATCTCTTTCAATCGTAAACGATGGTTGCTCTACTGATAACCCATCAATTGCTTTTTTATATACATTCGCTTCATTGGTCGCTTTTTGGATATCGTAAATTATGCTTTCAAAGGTCTTCCCTAGGTGATCAGTCCCTTCAATTGCAATTTTTTTGTTTAATCTATCCTTTAATCTCGCTGCAGCAGCTTCTGAGTTTTTCAATCCTTTTTCAAGCTCCGATACATCCATACCGGAAACATCAAGATTCAATCCCGCATTGCTGTATTTTTTATAGATAGAATCCAATGATTTTTCTGTGTATTTCAAGTCTGAACGATTCGTCCGAACGTTGATTTCTTTTTTGTCTAAGTCGTTCTTCTTTTTAATTGCATTGTCAATAGCACTTGTGAATTTATCAAACCCACTTAAATCAAACTCTCCAATTTCTCCGATGCCGGATGCAAGAGCAACAACTTTTTCAAGACTATCTGCGATTCGATTTAATCTTTTTTCCATTCCTGAAAGTGATCTGTTTGCTCGATTTGATTCTGTTTCAATGGCTATCTCAAGTCTGTCAATTTCATCTGGCATTATTACTCTCACCTACCTTTGGATTCATTTGCCACCTTTGCCCATTCTGAAAAATTTGCTGCCGCAATTTGCGTGTTTTCCGAAATAATTTCTTCGATATCATCGTCTGTAAGTTCGAATTGGTCAGCATTAAAAAACACATTCTTTTCTGGATATGTTTCATCATTACTAAGGAAGCAGCTAATTGCTTTTGAAATATAAGCACCAGTCATCCATGCAGATACATCTGTCAACTCGGTTTCCCGTGCCTCTTCTAACTCTTTTTGGTGTTTATAAATTAAAAGAGTTTTGGGTGTCATATCCCAAAACTCTCTATAACTTATTCTGCATCTTGCCGCTATTGGCAACCAGTAATCATACGTAAATTGTGTAAAACTGATAGGAATAATTACTCCTCCGGCGAAGTTTCTTTTTCTGCCTTTGTTTTCTTCTCCTGAGCTACTCCCAGCATCTTCTGGAAAAAATCCGATTCAGAAATTGCCTTTCCGAATGCATCTGTAATATCAATGATGTTTCCACCGCCGAGGATATGCTGCGTCACAAGATTTTCCGCTTCATCACGATCGCAGTCAACTACAGCACATACAAACCCCATAGCGATAAGTGTTAACTGTTTTTTCCTAAAAGCTTCAATAATAGAAAATCCCTGTTCTTCCATTTTTGTGTATTCTTTAAATGTCATTTCCTTTACGTTGTATGTCTTACCATTAATTTTTACTTTTACCATTTTATTAATCTCCTTTTTTCAAGAAAAAAAGAGCCATGTGAATTTCACATAGCCCTAATTTTCTATTTCTGTTTTTTATTTTACAGTTATTGATATACAATTGTTTGACAATTCAACAAAGCATTGCTGTGTATGCAACTTTTCAGATAAGAAAGTTTCTTGAGAAACCAAATACTTTGCTTGCTCACTTGTATCACATTTATAGATTAATTCTACATCGCCGTTCTCTTTAAAACGCGATTCAATCAATGCTACATTAACATGCATATTATTTTGAAATAAAGATGAATATATTTCTGCGGTTTCTTTTAATATTTCTTTTCCTTCAATGTCAACATTTTTTTCTCGTGTCTGATTCGTATCATTTATGTACTTAGATAAAAAATTTCTATCCCATAAAATGATTCCTGTTTTATCAGCTAATTCTTTTGCCGATTTGGTGAAATAACTATTCGTCATTACAATTCCAACCGGGCAACCATAATACTGCATACCGGCTATCACTTCTTGGACAGCCTTGTTTCCAACACTATTTGAATACCTTTTGCATTGGATGGCATAACGAACCCCATCTTTAAAAGCAATGATATCAACTCCTTGGTCTCCACTTGCTTTAGTTATGTTAACGTTTTCAAAACCATTATCTTGAAGAACTTTAGCACAAAAACTTTCGAACTCTTCCCCACTCATAATATCTATATCAATATTCTTACCTTTTTTCTTTTTTACTAGTAACAAATTGAATATAAACACTATCGCAAGGATAATAAATATGATGGGCGCTACAACCGCAAACGCAGAAAAAGCAATTGCTATAACTCCAATTAAGATTGCCATATACAAAGCTATTTTTACTATTCCCTTTGTAATCGCTCCGGTGGATTTAAAAATTAATTTAATCGGTGTATACCACCATCCAATAAAAATCCAATAAAACAAGCGCATATCTTTATCCCTCCTCCCATTATGCATTTATTATATCAAACGCTAATGGAAGAAGGAAGCTATCGTTAATAATTCTTCAAGAAGTTTTTTCATCCTCCGAGTCCAAGATGTAATCTCCATCTACATCAAGCAACTCACTACGCTTCAGGGAACGCTGTCGCTGCATCACTGTCTTTGATTTCTGAATCACGTACTATAGTCATAGTCATTTCTCTTGCTGCATTTGCTTCTGCACCATTAACTGTCACTGATAAAACACCGGACCATGAAAACTGCCCGTCTGCTCCGTCTGCTCCAAAATCCAGCTGAAAAATCTGCTGTTTGCCAGCCACTTTTTTTACTGCTGCATAATTTTCCTTTGTGTAGTTCGCTTTGAACTGCATGTCGTCAGCAGATCTTACTCCCGGTACAGATGTTTCGTCCGTGTCTTCAAGATCGGTCACGGAAATTTTTTCCGGTGTTCCTCCGAGGTCTGGATACGATTTTATTTTACAAATTTTTGCTACTGTAGAACCTTTATCACCGGCCTTAAGAACAGTATTAATAGTACTAAGTGCCTTTGCTGCGTTAGCCATAATATACCTACCTTTCTACCGCTTAACTAATGCGGTCAGCGAATACCTCTAATTGGCATCCGGTAAAATTACATATTAAAACAGGGAGCTTTACGCTCCCTTAGTTTCAAATTTCTCTATTTCATCTACCGCAGAGACAAGTCTTGTAAACCTTGCCACTGTACGATAGATACTTGTGTCTGATGCATTTGTGACAGGCTTCGGACCGTATGTACGGCGATATCCCATCATTCGCATTGCATCACAACATTGATTTATGATATTCCTTGTTTCCGTGTTGCTTTTATTGGAATAACACTGAATTTCAATCACAGAAGTTACGGCATTCTCGTTATTCTCCAAATCCATACATGCATCTGGATTATCAATTTGAACAACCGACACTGCCGGGAATTCTGGCGGTGCTTTACTGGAATAATTAGATACATTCTTACAAGTTTCTGCCACATATGTTTTTATGTTAGTCAAAACTCTATTCGATGCGTCAATCACTTCCAAACACCTCCCTTGCTATATCGGCTATAGTATTCATGCTTCGCAATTCAGAAGCAGTATTGTACATGAATGGTCTTGACGGCATACCTTGTGTCCAATGCCATGCACCATCCTTGAAATAATGCCATCCTTTTTCACCGTGGTTGTTTGTATCATATTTCCATCCAACAATTGAAGTATCTGGATGAGAATTTTCGGATCCAACAATACCGGTACCAAATTCAACGAATTTCGCCCACGGGCACGCCGTATAAATGTAATACGATGCGCCGTTAGATACAATGTCGCCCGGTTCAAAATCCATGCTATTAAGCAGTTCGCCGGTATAGATTGCTTCTTCGCTTAAGATATTTGCTTTTGCAATGGCAACACCTTCCTCAGCAAGACGCCGTGTGAATTCCTCACATTTTTCTTGCAGATCCATTCGATAATCATGTATCTGATCTGCCAACTCACGAAATTCTCTAGCGGATAATCCCACTTTGTATCTAGGCATTTTTCTTCCTCGCTTTCAGGGCAACTACCAATTCGTTTAATCCATCTGCTATACCGGCTACGGTATAATCAGCTGATTCTTTATCGACCGTACCATCTGCATTCAGAATCGGCTCAGACTTCCAAATGAGAGATTCTTCTGTTATAGGAAGTTTCTGAACTGTTGATAGCGTTCTGGTGTAGTCCAAATTCGTTCCAAATACATCGGCATAGGCATTTCCTTTGTTTGCCGATAAAGTAGCGAAAAAAGAAACAGGAGAACCATAACCACTGTCATAATCTCCCGTCTCATCACCGTTTTCATCCAGTATCGGATTCCCTTTTCCGTAATTTGAATACCATAATTTTGTTTCATTTTTCTTTAAGTTTCTCAATGTGCTATCCCTCCACCATCATTGCACATATTTCCCTGCGACCATCCCAGCAAAATCACCACTTTGGTCACGCACAATCTTCTTACAACTTCACCCAGTTGCCGGGAGATAATTGGATCACCGCCTTACTGAGCCGATAACACTGTTGCAAAAGGAATTACCTGACTCAAGATATCATCTCTGCTTACGAAAGTTCTTGAAATACCACTATCGGAATAGCTCGAATGTCCTTCTGCTCCAATGGTATTCCAATCATATAAAGCGAGACGCTTAATTATTGGTTTCATTTTTTTCAGATCCTTTTCTTTGAATTCATCTGTGTGATGACCTTGATAATTTCTTGCACATTCAACGTCATCCACAGCATTTCTCACCTTAACCAACAGAAGAGCTTGATCGTTTTCTCCTGTCAGCTCTGAATTCAATTCAGTTTTCAAATCGGAAAATATACTATCTATAAGCCCTTCCATCGATCATTCGCTCCTTAACCTTCGGCTTTTGCAGTTACCGTTGCACTTCCAGCCTTTAAGACCTCATAGCTCTTGTCGCATTCAGCAACGATGATATGTTTTCCACTCTCTGCTACGATATCTGACTTACCGTCCCAAGACTTCCAAACACGAACATTCTGTCCGGCTTCAACTGTAGTCTCTTCATCGGAAACTTTATATTTATAAGAATTTCCGGAAGTGAGTGCAGGCGTTACAGTCAGTTTTGTTGCTCCCACAGCTGTTCCGGCTGCTGACTGTACTGTGAGCGTTCCAAGCTCAGCCGGCGCACTGGCGCTTACCTGTACATAGCGTCTTGCCATATCTTCATCGTGTGGTGTTCTCATGCTCAGATTAGTAATCTTTGCTGAATACCATTCTGGGCCGTGATCAAGACCAATCTGTCCGAAGATCTGTTTCTTTGTTCCTGCACCGACTTTTGCAAGTTCTTCAAGGAAGAAGTTTCCTTTTTTCGGTACAATCTGTTCAACCGGTGCCATGATAGATGGGTCAAACAATGCAACTGTTCCCGTTGGAAGATATTTCAGAGTCTTAAGATATACAGTTCCAAGCGGTGTAAGTACCTGATCCACTGCAATACCATTGATATCTCTTCCAGCACCCACGATTGTCAATCCGTTAGCTGCTGCATCCGCGTTAAGCTGTAATCTTCCGGTAGAATCAAGCCCCACTACAAGGTTTGTTGTATCTCCGTTAGAATCATCAATGCACTTCATAGCTTCGCACAGCAGCATAAACGAAAGCATCTTTCCATCTGCATCAACGATATTTGATCCAATTGCATTAAGGAGACCTCTTGATTTATTCGGAACATTGTCACCTGTTGACTTCTGATATTTTCCGTTAAGGAATGTGTACTCAATGTCCTGCCCGATTTTAGCCATTTTAGCAGCAATCTGGAAATCTTCTTCACTAACTGGATTGGCCTGCTGTCCTGCAACATTAATTCCTGAAAGAGTTCCCATGTTAGACATCTTTCCGTAAGAAATTCCAACGCTTTCATGGAAAATCTGAGTAACATTTGTCTTCTGCTCTCTTTTCAGAACAGATGCATCCGGTGCTGTCAATGATTCAGCTTCCGAAATATTTGGCTGAGATCCTTCCGCTGTCTCATATTCCTGTCCTGTTACGAATTCTGTGTGATTTGTAAATTTTCTGTGCGCACCAATCATTGTCGAAAATGGTGTCTTGGTATTACCTTTGTTAAAAAGCATACCGCTAAAATTAGGAGTGTTTCCACTCATTGCAAATGTGTCTGCCATTTTTTAAATCTCCTTTTCTATTTTGCGTTAGCTTCTGCCTGCTGACGAATGAGAGATGCTACCATGACCATATCTCCTCTTTCCTGAGCTTCCGCAATTTGTTTACTGTAATCTACTGTTTTCTGGTTGCCTGACGGAGGTGCTGGCATATCTTTCATGATTTCTGCTTTAATGCTTTTGCGCACTTCATCATCATGTTTCTGTTGTATTTTGAATACTGTATCCATATCTCCATCGTAAAGAGCTTCGGCAATGTCGAATGCGTCCTTAGGATCGTATTTCTGAGCAAGATACTGTTTCTCGTACTTCGAAACTTTGTTTTCACGGCGAAGGCTCTTTAACTCCTCTTCTGCCTGAGCTTTCTGCTCAGCTTCTTCAATAGCCTTTCGCTCCTGTTCGGAACTTGCTGCTTTCCACTTTTTCTTGTAATCAGCTGCTTCGGAATTTGCTTTTTCCAGAAGTGATTTAGGGACAAATCCTTCAAACTGACTTTTGTCAACTAAGTCTTTTTCGGCTAACACCGCATTAACTTCATCAAAAGTCATATCTTCCTTATAAGCATCACCGAGCAAATCTTTTAAGTCTGCCATTTTCTTACCTCCTGCGTTTTATACGAGTTCCCTCTCGATTAATTTTCTTAATGTTCCGTTTTTAAGACTTGTCTTGTCTCTTGCGTTTTTTTGAATAGCTTCCCTGCTATGCATATAAAAAGCACCCCACCATAAGGTGAGATGCTAATTTATCAATCTGAAACTGATTTTTGAGATGGCTGATCTGTTATATCTGGCTGTCTCTTTTTGTATGGATCATCGTTTGGCTCATCCGTTTTGTCTGCCGGAGTGTCGTTCGGGAATAACACTTTGTCGATTCTTTCTGCAGAATCAAGTGCTACCTGTTGCGGATCCGTGAATAATCCGACCGTCTCAATCGCCCTTAACGGGTCAATTCCAATATGAATTAATGTTGCAAGCGAATTACATTTCGTAGCCAAGTCGTATGTACGTGACCTTGAGAACTTAATATCTAAATCAGCTAAGCTGAGTTCGGAAATATCATCATCAACTTCATCGCTATTTTTGATAATGCTTAAAATGACGGCCGTTTCTCTTCTTTCAGATGCGGTCCAAATCTGTTCCTTTGCTTTCGCATCTGTTTCTGCTGCCATCCAACCAGTTGACATATTCGTGGCACTTCCTGTACTACCACCAGACAATTCCGAACGACTTGGAACACTGCATATATCAAGAATTTGCTGTTTGATGTAATCAACTAATAACTGATTACCAGATTGGTCAAGCGCGCACTCTAAATATTTCAATGTTGCCGTTTTTCCGGTCGGTGATTTAGTAACAATCATTCCATCCTGACGCATCTGTTTGTACTGTTCATCATCAATTTCAATGTTGTCGCCCCACAACAAGTTTTGAACATGCTGTGCAATGTCATTTACTCTATCCGAATCTGTAGTATTCAGTGCATCCATCAATGGGATTGCCTTTTCAAAGCACCCCATACGGTCAAAATCATTGATATATTCTATAATCGGGACTTGCCCTAAAACATTCGGCAATACTTTAAAGTCCTGATAATAAGAACCGGAGGAGACACCTCTTTCAATTTCAAAATACTGATTTTTCGCATAGCATCCAAAAAGAATAGAGCCATCACTTCTCGGAAAATAGGTTACTCCAAGAACCGGCTCCCTATAGGCATCATTGCTATATACAACGAATGTATTCATAGGATTCAGAACCAATAAATCGAATACCGAACTTCCAGTTTTGAAACGTTTCGGTAATATCAACCTGTATCCGACACCGCAAGTCTTTACATCTTTTGCCAATTGCAGATCCTTTGATGATTTGCTCTCTTCTGTCAGCATTTCATTAATAGCAGCAATATGCATATCTTCAATCTGTGATTCTTTACTGCCGAATATCTTCTGGATAGCTCTTTTGAAAAATCCGGCACTCTTCATATCTTTTCTGGCACGTTGCACATATGTAATTGGCGAGCCGAATTCATATCCCAATTTGAACTCGAGGATTTCAGATGCCATGTTATCAACGATTCGCTCATTGATTTCTGGCCGGACTTCCTTTTCTCTTTTCAAAATTGGCTGTTTGCCTCTTGCGTATTCAAAAAGATACTGAATTTCGCTCCTGTTCATTTCATGGATTGTAAAAGCTTCACTAAGTACAGGAAGTATATTTGTCGCATCTATATTCAGTTCGTCTGTAAAAATCTGTTTTCTTCCAAATAACTCCACTTAGTTCCACCTCTGCATAAAAAAAGAACCTCACGTGATGACGTCACGCAAAGCTCTTTTCTCTTAATAATGAACGAATTACAATTTCTTCGATTATAATTTTACTACTGTAAAATGTGCATTTTGTGCAAATTTAGGCAGAAACGTATTTTTTTATCCTTTTTGATACAACCGATCTATCTAATCCAACTTTCATGGCTATCTGTTGCTGAGACATTCCGTCTTTCGTGTATTCTAGAATCATCTTGTCCTCAACATCATTCGCATTTGCAATTACCGTATCGATAGCCATTTCCAACTCATTAAGTCTTCGGATATCATCTTGAATCTTAACTTCCATTTCACGACATTTTAAGTCCCATTCTTTCCTTTGATGAATTTCAGTATCCGTGCAACCACCGACCGTGAACCCACGTGGCTCATATGGAAAATTCGGATTAGATCCATATACCTTGCCGGAATATGTAGATGGCTGTTTTGCAATATACCGGTCAAGTTTTCTCTGGTCCCTTTCAAGGAGGACCTTTAATAATTTATAGTTTGCAATATCTTTTCTTGTAAGCTTCATCTCAATCATCCTCCTTAAATTCCAAGTGCTGCTCTGCTATATGTTGTTACCGTTGCGCCAATAAGATTCTGTACGAATAATGCAAAGCTGGCCAATCCATCCGGTACATCATCATGTGGGTTCTTTCCACGAACTGAATAGCTCAGCAAGAATCCCATCATCTTTCCGTAATCACTCTTTGGCTGATACTCTGTTCTTGCCTTAAACAGGACGTGTTTCTTAACCCAATCAGCATTTACTATGATCTTCGTTTCCTTGTTCGATTCCGTATATTTCGATGTGATATTGCACACACCACCTTTTGCTTCTACAAGTTTACTTACTTCCAACGCAACACGATCACCACCGTTATTGCTTTCGAATTGACACTGTTGCATCTTGTTGTCTACTATTAAATCTGAGGTCCGTTCGTATTGAACGCCGTAATCTGTATTATCATCACAGACACAAGCCGTAAGATAATAGTCATTGCCATACTTCAACAGGCACGGTAAGAACATGGAGTCTGTACCGGTATTCTTCGTATCGCATATTCCAAGAATTGCATCCGGTTCTCCAAGTGGCAGCGTAATGAATCTTCTAAGCTCTTCATCCGTATACAGAAGTCCTTCACGTTCGATAGGTTCATTCTTGTACAGGCACTTATAAGAGATTTCGTCCATCGTAAGTTCCTGATCGTGGAAGAAATCAACACTGAATCCGTTGTATTTATAGTCGAAATTCGATTCTCCGGTAACAGGATCTATGTCTGGAATAGCAATAAATCGAGCCTTATCATTTCCCTCGTAGATATCAATCAATCGTCCAATTACATCATGTACGGACCATCTGGTAGCAATATGGATTTCTTTGCAGCCGTCCATTTTTCGCTGTTTAGCATCGGTACCGTAGATTCTCCATAACTTGTCCAGAATATTTTTATTCAGTGCTTCTTCGATACCACCAATCAAATCATCACAATACAGGTATCTATTGGCGCGGACTTTACCGGCATTCTTACTTCCAACAGATGTACACTGGATATTTGAGAACGGTTTGTATTTGTTGAAATTTATGGTTTCTCGCTTAGCATTTGTGCTATGAAATTTCACGTCTGGGAAAATCTCTTGCCAGCAATATTCATCTGAGTTCGTTGTAATATCCATAACCCCGTCATAGAACATTCTGGTAATATCTCCACTGTGTGAGAAAAACAAACTGAAATCATCCGGGTGTCTTCCGATTATCCATGAACAGAAAAACTTTTCAAGAGTAGTATTATGAGTGATTATGTAATCATCTGTAATATACAAATGGCTCTCATCATCAATGTAAATACATTGGCACTCTTCTTCGCCGATGTATTCAATTTTTGATATAAATCTCTTCATAACTTTTCTTTTTGGAGCATACTTTTCAGCTTTTCTCGTCAGAGAAAATATGCTATCCATGCCAGATGTAAATTGTATGACAATCTCAAAATAATCATTGCATTGTTTATACTTACCGTCTTTCTTATACCCGGCTTTACGCTTATTTTTACTTGCATAACCTCCAAGAGAGTGAACTAACTCACACACATCATCTGCAAGTTGTTCTGAAATTGTAGCGTATGTGCAATAAGATTTTGAAGCAGATCCATCCGTATCCATCAATCCTCTTAAAAGCCACAATCGCTGTTCATAACTTCCATATAGATAATCTTTCGGTATGAATTTATCTATGCTCTTCTTTCCAAATAATCCGAGCCTATCAAGTTCTTTTCTGACCAAACTTCCAGTTTTTGCATTATTTCCTTCATGTCCGTTGACAGAATATGTACATCTATCTCTGAATTTTAAATTATATCCATTCGGCAAAAAGCTATCGAATCTATCCAACAATTCTCTATCAACAGAGCTCAATAATGCGCTTCCACCAGTTAAACCGCCGTCACCGATAAGTGCACCGATAACATATGGATGTAAGAAAAAATCTTTTTTCTTAAAACAATCGATTTTTGGCACATAATCAACGGAGTAATTACATCTCTTACCGTTTTCTACCTTGTAATTTTTTAACATATCAGACAACTCTATTGTCCGATATTTTTCACTTCCGTCTTTATTCTTTCGTCTTCGATCATCTCTTGTTTGTACAGTCCATAAGTGATTATCTGAGCACCTTGTCTTTGAACCATCGTCAAACGTCACCTCATACATCTTTCGTTTCTTTCTAGGGGAAATGCTAAGTACAGTTGCTACTTTGCCTGTCCCAGAAATTACCTTTGTGCCTACCTTTACGTCTCCCATTTGTATAAATCCATTTGGTGTTAATATCTTCGAATACAGAGGTTGACATTTCTGCGTTCCAGGTGGCATTGAAATCGACAATATATCTAGTTTATCATCCTCTAAATCTTGCATGGCTTGAATTAGCCCATGAGCATTCAACTGTTTTCTCTTTGGCAAATAAAATCTGTCTTGCTCAAGTCTCTTTCTTTCCAAATAGAGCAGATAGCTGTCAAATAAATGTGGTGCTTCGAATTTCACCGCTTGCCAGTAGAGGCCCTCGAACCGAACATCCCGGTTCTGCATAAGTAGTCTTTGAGCAGATAATTTCACAGCTTTTGAAAGCTTCAAGCAATATTTGAGATAGTCTTGATTGTCTTCATACATATTCAAGCATAACTGCATGATATTATCCCATGTGCTGTATTTATTTGATGGCTGCATCTTCAATGCATTGGCTATTCGCTTGTATTCCGTAAAATTCATCTGCTCACCTCCTTGTAAATCAAAAAAAGAGCCAATATCTGCGATTTCTCACAAATATCGGCTCTGGCTCTTAGGCTCTGGCACTAAATCATTCATTTTTCTTCATATCCATATTTTACATTTCCGTATTCATCCGGCATAGGGATTGTTAATGATACTATTTTCCTTCCGCATCCCGGACAATACGGTGGTGTAAATCCACTTACGCTAAGTTTCCATCCATAATAAGGTTTGTTTGCGTTATATTCAATTTTCTTGAATACATATCCGCAATGAGCACAGATTGGTTTAAACATTACAGTGGAAGTGGAATCATCTATAGTTTCATCTACCATCATTTCGCATCTTCCCATCCTTAATCACTGGATAATACGCTTTTTTGCAGTGCTTACACCAAATCGGCGTATTCTCAATATTGGAATTTTTCTCTATCCGCTGTCCTGTTTTGTGACCAGCCGGACAGTAATACCAACCATTAACGATCATGTAAATGCTCCTACTTTTCGTTCTTTCCAAGAACATTTCTTTCAATGCGATCTTCTACTCTACGATTCATCCACATGAGAGCTTCCTCGATATGAGTAAGTGCGCAAGCATTTTCTCTTGACGAAAACGGTCCTGCCTGAAAAGCTTTTAAGCGATCACGTACAATTTCCAGTAAATCTGTGTCGATTACACCGTGAAGCGAAGCATTTTCTTTTCGTGGTCCGCACTGCATCTGCAATGTAAGAAGCAGATTCTCTGGCTCCGCTCTTAACGATGTATCATCATCTTCAAGCGTTGCTGTTCCAGCCTTGTACACACAATATAAGTGATTAGCACCACCTGGACCGATTTCATCTACGGCAAATACATCATTTAATTTTTCTCTTTTTTGAATTGTTGATAACTGTTTCATTTCTACTCCTCCTATTCTGTAAATACCCAATCTTCAGCAAGCATATCCTCTTGTGTCGGCACATACTGTTCTGCTTTTTCGCGTCCACAGACATCTTTATCACCATCACGTGCTAATACGATGATTGCGTTACCCGACGTAAATCTGCACTCTTCTTTTCCAAGAGCGAACCTGTAATCTCCATATGCAAGCTGTAAGTGCCATTCTGTTCCATGAAGAAGTCTTGTAACTTTACGTTTCTTCTTCACCTGTTTTATGGCTTCGGAGAATGAAAACATATTCATGCCTCCTAATGCTGGGCAATTTTCTCCTGTCGCAAAAATCCATTCATCGGAGCAAATATTTGTAAATGTGTAATCCACATTCTCGGTGCTACGGACATCAATGTCCTTACCATCTTTTGTATGCATCAAGATTGATTGTGTTGGAACACTCCAAAACCAGTATCCCGCCCATGATGGAAGTTTTACCTTTGCTCCATGTTTCATTGCTTCAAATGCTTCTTTAAATGTCATCGTTCATTCTCCTTTTCAATTTTAAAAACCTGACATAGCCGGACTTGAACCGGCAACCCTCCGGTTAACGGCCGGATGCTCTGCCATTGAGCTATACGTCATTAAATCGGAACGGCAGGAATCGAACCTGCGACACATGGCTTAAAAGACCACTGCTCTACCACTGAGCTACATCCCGTTAGCAGATGACTGCAATATATGGTGAGTATTGGTGTTCCCATACAGTCATCTCTGTTACGGTTCTTTTGTCAAAAAAACAATATTTAATAATATCGAGTGCTATACTACAATATTTTATTGCTGCATACTTTTTTGAAGTGATACCGCAACTAAAACACTTCTATCCCCAGGTGCGTTGCAATACCTGGATTTGATTGTTAAAAATAAAGAATTAAAAACAATGATTAGAGTTTCCTCTTATTCATCACGGTAAAAGTCATATTCTGCCAGTGTGATGGTAAGTCTGAGCTTTTGAGAGCGACTCTAGGCTTCTTACCACTGCCAAAGCACACACGGGACTGATACCCGTAAATTTCACGGTTCTTTCAGATTTTTCTTTTGGCTACATCATTCATGTTTTGATTTCCAATATCTTATTCAAGAACTTGCCATACCGCTACTTTAACGAACCTCTTGTGTTATACTCCGATTTCTCAGATTCAAGGCAAATCAGCTTATTGAGAATTTCCAGTTAGTCCGTAGTCTCTCACACTACTCACATCACTGGATTATTTCTGCACAGCAGACGTCTATTATTCGCCGACCACAAGGATTCTGCTATTGACTTCTCTATGATGATACACTGCAAGGCATTGTTGACGATGTTCATCTTCTCCAACAGAATCACTTCTACCAGAAAGAATCAGCTGATCCAGTATCCCGAACCAAACCTATCTCATTACCATTGCATCTCAGCAAGACTGAAAAATCCATCTGCACTGAGTTAATCATGTTTTTAAAAGCTACCGCCCGGAATCGAACCGGGAACCTGTTGCACGATATTGCCGGGTGGCGCATTTCCCGGATCTCTTTTAACCAAACTGGTGCGTGGTTGCACCGCTTTACCACCTCAATATCTGCAACTGCTCTACCAATTGAGCTATGATAGCATAACCGCCGTATGAAGGATTCGAACCTCCAAGTCGTTTCCGACTGACCGGCTAGCAACCGGCTACATTACCGTTCTGTCAATACGGCTGAGTGCTTCTCAATATACCGCTATATATCAAGAAGCGTATGTATTTACTCAAGGAAGGAATTCTCCAATGCCACACTTGGAGAATTGGTGGAGTGAGATACGAACTCACGAACCCGAAGGAACTGATTTACAGTCAGCTTGCTTTGTCCACTTGCATATCCACCAATGCGATGGCATTTTACACAAGTTACCATCGTTCATATACTTGCAACCTACTAAGCTATGTAAACTCTTTTTGCAGCCTTTCACTGCCAGTTCTCCGCAAAGATACTGGGTTGGTTTTCACCTCTAGGAATCGGAAGGACTTGAACCCTCGTTTCTGTCGCGATCAGCGTTCTACCAGTTGGACTACAATTCCTTTAACCGCCATCTGACGGTTAGCAACAATATTTATCGTGCCGTGCGTTGCACTAGATTTTATCGTCTTTACTGACACTTTCAGATTTATAAATAACTCCAAATAGAATCATTGCAACAACTATCCAACCAACAGTTATAACCGGCGCGCATAAAATGCTGAATACAGTTTTTGCAATTACAGCCGATGTTAAATGACCTACATCATGTAACACACATGCATTAATGGTCGGTATATAAATCATTTTGTAAATGCCGGAATACAATCCAGCCATGCCGCCACTGATTAAACAAATCCATGCAATGAAATTTCTAATTCTTCTCACTTTTAATCACCTTCCCGCATTTTCTGCATTTCCATTTATGTTCTGTCTTCCAAGAGCCATCCTCCTGTTTTACAAGAATTGTTCCGGCCGGAAGAACTTTTTCATGTTTACAAAATAATCTGTTCAATATCTTAATCATAGTGCACCAACTTCCTGGAAAGCTTTCATGATTTTTGGAAACTGAATGGCTATCCAGTCAACCATTTCTTCATGTCTTGCCCATGCACCCATCGGAACACTGGAACAATGCTGCAATCCAGATTCGTCCAAAAATGCATGTGTAATTTCATGTCGCAGCAATCTCTTTCGATATGCAGACTGCTCGATATCTGTCATATCAGGGAACGATTCTTTTTCAGAAGTATCAGCGATTACTATAAGCTTTCCGTCATCTGAACAATACCCATCTGCACCGTTCTTTCTCATATATTCATCTTCCGATCGTTTATGGACTTCAATTCTGTATTCAGTTCCAAGAATATTTACTGTCTTAACCATTTTTTTCTCCTCATTGGCAAACCGTGATATTTTCGCCAGTTGTTATTTTGAGTTACTTTGCCAAGTAATTTACCCAATGTTCCAAATATGTGTTGCAGATTTTCAATATTGATTTCACAGGTAAACGAACCACTACTAGATGCATTTTTCAAATATTCATCAGAGTCACCGTGAATAAGTATTCTATTGTCTTGTTCCTGAAGTCCGCCCAATTCATATTTTTGTCCGTTAGAGTCCATCATGTATAACGTCCGCGTTCCAGTATCTTTTTCACCCATCACTAAACCTCCAAGAACCTACAAGAATTTGAAAATCATCCAGAATGCTGTTGCAATTACTGACAGGAAAGTCGAAAAGTAAATGACAGCCACAATGAAGAGAAATATTTGTTCGCCTTTTGTAAAATGACCGATGTTAAATAATATTTTGTGAGTATCATTCAGCGATTTACAATAGGCTTTTCCGATTATTGTAAATGCTATTGTCAAAACAATGAGCATTGCTGTGATTTTGATCAACATATCTCTTCCTCCATCAGAAAATTCTATAAAAAGTTTTTACATCATCCACACGAAACATAGCCTGTACAGATCCTTTATCGTAAAAGCAAATGATTTTCAAATCAGTATCTATTGAACAGGTACTGGCCTGTATGCGCCATACATTCTTGTCTGTTTTGACTACGTATGTTGGTTTCATAAAATTGAGTGTATCCAAAATATCGTTCATTAAGAATTCCTCCTTATAGGTGTTGTTAATAAAGGTCCTTTTTGTTTTTGGTCGTTATTTTTGGGGGTCAGAAGCACCCCGGGTCCTTTTCTCTGTAGACCCCCACCCCCGGTACCATATAAACGCATCAAATCTGCTATCATTCAATCGAACATATGTATCTATACAACAAATGACTGTTTGTTTAATAGATATATCTCTTTCAGTGTATGGTTTTATATCAATCAGTATTGATATTTTGATGCAATCATGTCATTCTGTACAATTTAATAAGTTATCTGATTATTTATCGAATTGTTTAGAAATTGAATGCGTCTGCATCGTCTTCTTGATCTCCAAAGTCTGGCAACTCGTCCGCTCCGATGTCCTGTGCTATCTGTTCGACCGTCTTTCTAGCTCCGGTGATCTGCTCTTGCTCCACTGCTTTCGTCTCTGCCATACCGTAAGCTGCTTTAGCAATGAATATCTTATTGGCATCTGTGCCTTTGCTATTCCCCAGATTATTCACTAGAAAGCCTTTGCAAATGTTCAGCCATTTTTTGACCGTGTTGAGGTGTTCAGCAGTCCGATATTGTCCATTAAGCCAATTATTAAACGTTGTTCTATCGATATCTACCAAGAAACTAAATGCCTCTAATGTAGGATTAATACCATACTTACTACACAGTCTTACATACACACTAAATATATTATCTAATGCTTTTATATCTGCATTATCTGGTTTTTCTATATGGTCACAGATATAAAATAACATATCAACAAAATTATCTTTTATAATCTGTTTATTATCTATATCTACATGATCTATTTCTAACTCATTATGGATATATTCGTCTGCATAATAATTTATCTTATCTCTGTATACTTCTATTCCATTCTCTGTAGTTACTGTATTATCTTTCATCCTGATCACCTCCAAACACTAAAATATAAATAAAAAAAGACCGCCACCAATTGCAAGAATACGTTTTGCAACGGGTCACGGTCTACTAAGACTACCAAGAGTTGTATATATTATAATCTGGCTATATACTGCCTATTCGCTTTGTCTGGTTAATATATTAAGCCTTTTACACTCATATGTCAATAATAAATTTAAAAATATATTTTGCCATTGTATATATTATATATAACTATAATTATTAAATATATACCTCTACTGTATAAGCTTATAATATACTGTATTATTATAATATAGATTATAGAATAAGATATAAGATATAAAGCAATTAACGTTAGATTTTGCGTTAGTTGTTGCGTTATATGTAACGTTACATTTTATGAATTATTGGAATCCAGGCACAGAAAAAGACAGCCATTATTGACTGTCTTTCTTGTGATCCTGATAATATTGTTTAGAATTTTCTTTGACCGCTCTTTCTCTAGCTCTTCTGCTACATTCTGGACTGCAATATATCTCCCGTAATCCTTGAAAATTATTACCGCACACAGGACACACTTTATCTATTGGTGTATTAGATAGCTTGTTGTAACGCCGGAAATTCCCGAAACTGTCCTGTCGCTTCTTCCGCTCCTGTCTGCACTCTTCGCTGCATACTTGGACGCCATTTACAGACAGAAATTCACGACCACAAATGCTACATTTTCTTATTCTTGGCATACTCCGCATATTCTCCCAGTAATTTATAGACTTTGTCAATGATCATTTTTTCGATATCTGCACGGTCATAATATTCGCCGTCAATATCATAGCGAATGCGGTACGCCTTTGCGTTATGGTTTATCGTTGTTTGTTGCGGTAGATTTCAATGTTTTTTTCATATTTTTTTTAATATCGGTTCAAATTCCTTTTTTATCGCAATATTGCAATCACTTCCGCATTTTTTACAATTATTTCGTTTTGATCGTTCCCGTATTGCATTACGTTTCCACCGATTAAGTATGTTTTTTCTCCGTAAGATTTTACGGCTTCAATCATTTCTTCGATATTGTTTTCAGATACTTCAAGTGCACATGTGCCGTCAAGTTCTCCACCGTCGTAGAATCCGGCATAAGGACCGTCTGAAATGTATGGATATAACAACTCTGTGCATTCAAAGTCTGTATACTGGGGATCCTGAAAGAGCTGATGCGAGTTATCCATCACTTCACCGATCTGGTAATCCCTGTCGTCTGCTCTGATTCCGATGTAAGCATATTCCGCTTCACCGATCAGATTTCTAATTTCTTCGATTGTCATTCTTCCTCCTCATACTTTGAATCAATTAACTCCAATTGTTCATCATAATATTTACGAGCTTCCGAACATCTGAGATCGTAGTTACTGCCGTTTGCTGGATAACCTTCCAACTCACACTGATCTGCGATCTCCTCGCATTCATCCATGTATGCAGCTTCGAGTCTGCAAATTTTCTCGATGTCTTCTTTTTTGTAGAATCCTGCTTCTACAAGACTTTTTCTAAGTTCCTCTATTTTCATTTTCTATTCTCCTCTCTTGAATCTATTTTTTCTGTTCCTTACAAGCATTATTATACATTATATTTCATGTAATTGTCAATAGCTTTTTACATCTTTTTTCATGTACTTTGTTTTATCCTATTTACATTTTATTTCGTGTTTTCTTCTTCTACATATTTGATAATGTTCCCCGGTTGCATATCCAGCAACATACATATGTTATTTAATGCCTTAGCTCCAACTGGTTTCCCGTCCCTTAAATACTGTATTGCGCTTTCATTTAAAAGCTTTTCTTTCCTTAATCTGGTTGTATTATATCCGGCATCTTTCAATGTTTCCAGCACATCTATTTTATAAGCTATCATTTTTCTACACCTCCATTATTTTGATTAAATTATACATGATTTTTATTGTAAAGTCAATTACATGTTTTTTAGTGTAAAATACACAATTACTGTATTATTTGTTACATGATATTTCGTGCATTATGTCAATTGTAATTACATCATTTTTCATGTATTATATAACCATAGCAACGAGATAACAAATTACAGGAGGATTTTAAAACATGAAACTTGAAGAATTATTATTAGTCGCATCAGAAGCAAGAGACATGTATATCTGGGAGAATGGCGAGATCATAGCACAGTATGACGGACGAGATTCAATCCCGGAAGAGCTAAATGATAGAGAAATCGAGTTAGTTGACTGCTCCGGCGATAGCTTCCACGTATATTTGATTTTAGAATAAGGGGGAAAAGAAAGATGAAGAAAATGATATTAATAATCTTATTTGTAGCAGAACTTAGCAGCTGGGCGACACGTGAGTACATGGTACAGACAGCGCGACCAGATAAACCGTGTACGATCACATGGAGTTGTGATGTTCACGAATATAAATAGGAGGTACGGAAATATGAAAGATTATACTAAATTTATGAGCTATGCACTTTTTACAATGATTGACAGGAAGACACAGGATGACGGGAAAAGCAAAATCAAAGTAGAGGCATTATTTTCACACCCTTGCCAGACAGATAACTACAACGCACCAAGCAAAGAAATAAAACGCTATCTACTTCGCCTGGAAGACCTGGAAGAGTTCGAACGTTTTTATAACTTCGTTCAAGACATCAATGAAAAATACGGAGAAAAAGCAATTTTTCACTTGAAAGACGGGCACTTTTGCACAGATCAAGAAAATAAATTCAGGGGAATGCTTGAAATCTGGACTGACACAATAATTAAATAGTCGAAACGCCTCCGGGCGTCTGTAGGAACTGCCCCACCTGTACCGATGAGACAAAAGGAAGGAGAATAAAACAATGAAAAATTATATAACAATCGTAGAGAAAACAAGCAAAAGATTCAGGAGTCACGTGATAATTTATAACGGCTTTTATCATTTTGCAGAAATGCATACAATTGAGCAATTAGAAAAATTTTCTAATATGCTTGGATTTACTTACACACTGGAAGAAGTAAGCCAATCAGAAGAACACGGAAAATATAGACGCTACAGCATATCGCGTACTATAGATGACCGATGCGGCGGCGGATTCTGGAAGCTTTCAGACATTCCAGATGATGCGAAGCCGTTTAAAGCTCTTTCAAATGGCTCTATCGTTGATTGTTATTTTCTGAATGATGGCGAAACAATACACATATATAGACCAAACCCAAATGCAAAAGAGGTATACAAACCGCTTAGTCTGAAAGATCACATTAATTTTGTAAAAAATAATTATCTCTGCTAATCACCGCTGTCAGCGTACCGGGGAGCATTGCCCCGGAGCGGTTTTGTAAAAATTAAAGAAAGGGGTTTTTAATATGATTAATATTGATATGTGGTATGAAGACAAGAAGGAACAGTCTACAAGATTAGATATTTATTTTAATGATCTTGGATGCTTTTACACTGGAAATATTTATATTTTCGGGGAAATAGTCGGCGATTATTACGCCGATAGTATTCAAGAAATCACAGAAGCGTTCCCGCATTTAGCGGAAAAGATAGAAAAATCATTAAATTAGAGAGGTAGCACCATGCGCACAATCAAGATATATTTCGGCACGACCGAAGAATATGAAATCATCCGCACCGATGCACCGGACAAGGTTATTGAAAAGCAGCTAAAAGAATACGATAACGGCGAACCATACGAACTATTAACTAATTCCGGTTATACAGTAGACGTGATCGGCTGTCAGTATGATTTTGATGATGGCCTGCCGGAAATAGATAAATCATTTGACCTGTACGACTACGTAGATTGAGAGGTGATATCATGAAGCATGTAATATTAACAGATTATGAAGCCGGACAGATAGACACATATTTAGAACTGACTTCTGGCCGGATATCCGAAGAATTAAAACTATGGGAAAGCATGGAAGGCAAGACACCGAACGCTAAAAAGAATATTTCTTTCTGGAAAGAGATGGCACAAGCAGTCGAAAAGCTAAGAAATCAGTTAAAATAATATAAAAAGAGAAAGGGAAAGCCATATGAAAAGGGACGACTTCAAAAAAATAATTAAATTGCGGAGCATCTGGAAAATTGACCGCAGAAAGGGCAACTATACACTTCCGAATGGCGAAAAATTAACCATCTACGTGAAAAACCTGGTTGAATCGCAAATGAAAATTGATAACTTGTTAATAGCTTCCAACGGGGATTTATATTTCGGAACTGGCGGAGAATGGGACTCTGAAAGAAAAGAATTTGATGATTCCACCATTTGCCCGCCGTTTTCAGAAAATGAAATTTGCACATTTGACGAAATGGAAAGCCGGATCAACAGAATTGTAAATGAAATAGTATGTTGATATCAAACAAGCCCACACCGCTAAAGGTCGTGGGCTATTAGTGTTTATTCAAGTTCTGCTTTTATCTGATCCGCACGGCTTTTTATGGATTCCCGTACCGAATCCGACAGATTTTGAAATTGTGGCATAATCCCGAACATTGACGACATAGCAAGCAAAGCAAAAGCATTTGCGTCTACTTCCAATGGTTGCAAGTTGTATTCTTCTACGGTCATTTTGTCGCTTGTCTGGTACTCTTCCAGGTTTGCACCGTTTGCGATCTGGTAAGCGTGCCGGAGTTCGTGCGCCAGGGCAAGAAAAAGATCCGGCGAAATATCAACATCGTTTCTGATCAGAATTGCACCCGGAATCAATGCTGCTATTTGCGTATCGGTGCGCATCTGGTCAGATGATACGAATTCAATTTTGGGCGCATCTATATGTAGTATGTCACAGACATCTTTTGCAAACTGCTTGCATAATGGTTTCTTTTTCATGTGCTTTACCTCCGTGAATATGATACCATGCCGGGAATATCCACGCAACCTATTTACAGGCACACACAAGCGTGTTATCATGGAGTCAATTATAGATGTTTTTAAGCATTTTAATCGTTAGTCTATAAGTTGCCAAGTTAATAGATTATAACGTCTCAAATCGCATCACAGACGTTTACAGGCATATAGCAGCAAGGCACAATCATATATCAATTATCAGAAAAAGGACGTCAGAATTGAATGAAATTCCGGCGTCCAGATTTTTGCCCTATTTTATTTTTGGGGTGTGATCTTTTTTTGGCGAATTTTTCGGAGCTGAAAATTTCCTCTAAAAACGCGAACTTTTAAGATTCTGTAGAAACTTCGTATTCTTTCAATTTCTCTTGATACAATTCAGTAAGCTGTTTCAACTGGTCCTTTGTATCGAGATAACTGTCATCGTTGATATATTTCCGGGCACGTCCAAGATATATACCGGCTTTTAGGATATCTTCTTTTCCGTTCTTATACTCATGTCTCCAAAGATACTTAAATGCATTTCCAAGACAGAATGAAATGAATCCATCTGTTCCAAGAACTAACTTCATGGCGTCCCAGCATTCAAGGCTACAGTTTTTGTAATGTTCTGGTCTGATATCGCTCACTTTACACATCTCCTTCCGCTCTATGATTGGCTCTTTCCACGTCGAATCCCTCTGGATATCTTGCTTTAAGCTTGTCTACATTCATCTGCATGATTTCTTCCATATTCCAACCAAACGATTCACACAGCATTACTACGTACCAAAGGATATCACCGGCTTCTTTCTTTGCGTGTTCCATGTCCAGTTCTTTCTCATGGAATACCCACTTCTTAATCATGTCATTGAATTCACCAACTTCGCCGGACAGCCCCAGGCACGCATTGAAGATACCTCCGATGTCAACACTCTCCTTATTGCTCTGTTCACTGGAAAACTTCATGTCATATTCATGCATCTTCCAGATCAGTCTGTCGCTTGCTTTCCCGTCATTTGTTCTCATTGCTAACTTCTGGTATTTATTTGCATTCATCGTTCTCATCCTCTTTTCTTTCCCTTAAGCATTCTTCCAGTATTTTATTTTTCACTCTAAGAATTGAAATTTCTCTGGTAGTCTTATAAATGTACTCATTCATAGCTTTGTCATAAGCTTCTTCATCTATCGCACATCCGCATAATGTCATGAAAATAGTTGCACCCATTAATGAAAATATGCCGATAACATCAGTTGCCATATTATGAGATGGTAAGCATATCATATTCGCATTCAAAGCCCCACAAACAACCGCAATCACAGGGTATATGTATTTCTTCATCGTTTAGTCCTCCACTAATTCAAATCTGTATTTCTGCTGCACATCTGGATATTTCACATGGTCAACCTCGCTCACAAACATTCCATAAGGTCGGCTCCAGATAGCTCCATCCTCGCATTCGTATACTACACAGAATTGTCCCGGTGCTTCGGTGTCCTGTGCAATATGCAAGACTTTCACTGTATGTCCCTTGAAATGCCTGTAAGTCTTCCCAATTTCTACTTTTCTATCGGTTTCTACTGGAACTTTTCTCTTGAAGTATTTCTCACAATCTGCAAGGTCGCAGTTGTCGTAATTCAAAGGGCTTTCATCGTTCCACTTTCCAATGTCAGCTTCTTCCACATGGATATGCTGATTTATCATTCCATCAAAGCCAGAGCTAACTTCTGCAATAACTTCATCTACATTGGAATCTCCGTTAACATCCACTATGTATCCACTTACTTTAAATATCTTTGCCATGTTTATTCTCACCTTTCTTTAATGATTCCTGCCTATCCGCTTCGATTATCTTAATTCAAAATATCTAATAACCTCTCCGCTATTAATTTTTTCATCTATATCTTTTAAAGCATCGTCTACGCTTTCAAACTTGCATGGGCATATATGTTCTTTCGTAAGATTTATAAAAGAATATGTGCCATCTAATTTATTTTTCATAATCGTTACGACAACTTCATCTTTCGGTCGTTCCACCAGCCATCTTCTCATTCCACTTCCTCCAACAGTTCTGGATTGTCATAGATATTGCCAACGACTTCCCAATCCTCACTTACCCAACACTCCATCAATTCTGTATTTCCATCAGATATTCCTCTAACACAAGACAATGGATTTTTATGCGTATAGGTCATAAAAGAGCAATTCGCAAAAATAATCTCTGCGTAATAATTGTAGTATCCGTCACAGCAGAATGGATATTGAAATCCTCTTAATATATCTCCCTCAAAGATTTTCTTCCCGTTCTTGTCGTTCAGTCCCGTATACTGGCAAATCGTATTTTCATCAACCAGAAATTCTCCCTCGAGGCTTTTATCGTAGATATAATCCTTATCACTAAGATAGCCATGCACCCATGTTTCATTAAGATGGTCGTTGCTATCCATTGCATGAATATGTTTCCCTCTAAAAAGTATTTCTCTATTCATATTCTTCATCTCTTCCACCTCGTTTCACAATTTCAATTGCTCTATCCAGTCCATCTCCGTATCCGTCATAATACTGGCACGTATCCGCTTTGCAGACAGCTATATCATCATCTGCCTTATCGGATAGTACTTGTAGCTTTTCGATAACCTTATCTGGATCATAGGCTGTCGGCTGCCGATCTATTAATTCACACAAAGCATTGGCCTTACTTGGTGGATAGTTATTTAATATAGTCATTGCGACTATTTGTTTCTTGAATTCATCCGCATCAATCAGTCTTCCCATTGTCCGTCCTCCTGTTCCATTCCTCAACAGCCTTATCTCTTTCATCTTCGATTATTACGAAATCGCCATTTCTGAAAATTATCTCCACATCATAGATATGTGATGAATTCATTCCACAATTTCTGCATCTAATGTTAAACCGATACTTGAAATTTTCACCGTTCGTTCCAGTTGTATTTGTTCTAAATTCTGCTTTCTTACCGCAGAATGGACACGGCTTTAATCTTTCACTATATTTCATCTCTTTATTCTCCTTTGTAAGGTTCCGGCAACGGCATCCATGCAACACAGTTATACATTTCTTGTCCATCATCGCCATATGCCATATATCCCACTTCGTCTTCACACAGGAGTCCAACTAACATATTTCCTCTATCATCGCAACAAAGTACGGTACCTTTTGGCATTCTTTTATTACATGGAATCCAGTCGCTTTCTCTTTCTACTAATTCAAAATATTTTTCTCTATATTCAAGAGCAACGTCCAAACGATAAGAGCTATACCCAATGTGATAATGGTTATCGCCCACTTCTCTATACTTATTTTCGTAATATGGCTTGTCTCCGTGCATAGTCACTATGGTATCAATGCTCTCTACCTTTATCTTCTCATGTGATTTATTTTCTATCGGCGCATATGTCTTATCCATATTATTCTCCCTTCTCGTACGGAGTCGGCAGGGGCATCCAAGCAATAATTACTTTCGTTGAATACTCATAGATTCCTTCAAAAATACCATTTCCTGCATATCTTAATTCTGTTACTGTACCACTTGAAAATTGCGCTATTACATTTATTGCATTCTCTGGTAATCTCTCACTGCATGGAATCCATTTGCCAGGGACATTTGTGTCCTTAGCATCTTCCCTGTCCTCATACATCGCCAGTCTATCCACCAGCTCCTGTTTCTTATTCGGGGACCAGTACCCTCGCTTTATACCGTTCTCTCTTTTATGTGTTAATCTCTCCATCCTCGTTTCTCCTACTTCATAAACAATATCCACCGTGTCTTACCTCTCTGATCTCCAAGAAGCGGTTTCTTTCCGAATTCTTTCAATACTTCATTTAATTTTATCTGGTCTTCGTTCCACTTAAATACCAGAACACCGTCCGGCTCCAACACTCTCATGCATTCATCAAATCCATCTTTCAAGTATGTTTTCCAATCATTTGGAAGAATCCCATACTTCTTGGCCAACCACGAACCAGTTCCGGCATGAATAAGATGTGGCGGATCAAATACTACTACTTTAAAAGAATTATCCTTATATGGCATGTCTCGAAAATCCATCTTTATATCCGGCTTTATTAGAAGCCTCCTGCCATCACATAATGTCGTCTTTATTTCTCTATTATCTGCGAATATCACATCTGGATTTTCTCTATCAAACCAGAACATCCGACTTCCGCAGCAAGCATCCAGTATTTTCTTCAATTTCTCACCTCTTCTCCTTAAAAATGGGTAAAAAAATACCAACCACCGAATATTTGATGGTTGGTAGATGAAATTATGCTTCTTTATACCGTTTCAAATCTGATTCGTCTAGCTTTTCAAAAACAAATCCGCAATCAAGGCATATATACCTTTGCGTTTCAACCGACATTATATGTGCAGGTTCTGTACAGGTTACATTCCCTTGCTTACTTACTTTTTCTGGAATTTGTTTTGCTAAGATTGTACTTCCACTAATTCTTTCGGTATTTTCGCTTTTACAAAACGGACATTTCATTGGCATTTCCTCCCGTATATTTGATACGGAAATTATACCATTCCAACCATCAATATTCAATTGTCAAGGTGCTGTTTATTTGTTCCAAGTCAGGAGTTGACACGCTATAGTGCAATCTTCCATGACTTCTGTATTAATATTTCCTCTGTTTGGATCAAGTTCATCCAGGAATACACCATTTATGCAGCTATGCCCTATCTCACGTTCTTGCTTCGCTCTTCGCTCAAATACTTCTGGAAAATCTACCCGAATTTTATTCCAATATCCCATACCGCCTTTTACACATCCGATGCAATTATTGTTCGGATATCCCATGTCGTACATGATAGGTCTTGGAACGCCAAACTGATATGCTATTCCGTGTGCTTCTTCTTTCGTCAGTCCATGTTCTATAAGTGGGAATTCGTGATCATAATCACTAAGAGCCTTACAAACTCTGTCTGCTCTGTTCCGCTCATTTACGTCATATCCCCACACATAGATGTGATGTTCCGGGTGCTCTCGCTCCCATTTCATTCTCACTCTCTTTTTCATCCATTCAGTACACGGTGCGCCATATGGGGTGTTGATGCATCTTCTCTTTTCAATAACATCATCCACACTCTCGTATTCGTCTGACTGTAGGATTGTTATCTCTCTTCCAAGTACTCTCTCGCAATCATGCAAGAATCTTAAGCTGTCTGGATGCTGATTCGGTACATGAGTATATATAATCTCGTCTACATCCTTTGCTAAATAACACGCTACAAAACTGCTTATTCCTGTTGAAAACCAACATACTTTCATAACACCACGCTACAAATCCATGTATCGTGGATAAAGGCTTCACGCTTCCCATGCTACTTTCGATATGGCTTTCACAACGAGTTCCCACGCATATCTTATTTCACGCAACTGTCAGCCCTTTTGTTCTTGCTACTTTTCACGCTTTAGCAGTCAACCTCGGTTTACCGAGGATTCGTTATTCCTTTCTGTATTTCTTCAAAATCTCTGTAATTGCTTTCATGTGTTCCGCTACTTCCGGCAAATCTTCATCACTGATCCTGTCTAAGCCTTCTCTTTTGAACTCATAAAGGTCATATACTCCGTCTCTTATCTGGCAAAATTCCTCTGCCAGCTCATTCTCTTTCTCGGCATTATAGTTATATTCATAGAATTTTTCATGCCTGTCATGGTCGCCGAATTTATCTGTCGTAATTTTTGTTCTCTTCGGTGTGATTCTGGTAATTGTTGCTGGAATGATGCGATCATGCCTAAAACTTGACATATATCCAATTCCGACCTCTCTTGCAACACCAACCACATCCCCGACTTTCAATGTGTCTTTGTCTATCTCTTTTAATTCAATGTACATTCTTCTCACCTACGCAAATCTTAATTGTTCCTGTGTATCGTCTATAATCAAGTTCGGCGCTCTCTCGCCAACCTTGAGATACGGACAGTTCGCTTCTACAAGTTTCTCTGCCATGATCGGCACAACACTATTTCCAATTCTTGCAACTTGCTTTGCTATCGGATATTTTTTCCAGTTGTAATCCCTGTCGATAATGTAATCCTTTGGGAATCCTTGCATCAGCTTTAATTCTTCCGGCTTCAGCATCCTCAAAAAGATATCAGATATGATGTATTTCTCACCCTTGATATCCAAGATTATATTTACCAGTCCGAACCGATCTTTTGTTGTGATCGTATCAAGCGGTCTATCCAGTGTCTGTCCGCACCCACCGCCGTAATACTTAATCAGAAATGCTGATACCAATCCGAAATGCCCCGGAGATGTCGTAATTGTATGTAATGGTTCATCACAGCCCTGTCCAATCCCCGTCTTGTAATACTTCGTGATAAATGCTGTCACAAGTCCGTATCTATTCGATGCATCAATCGTCTTGATCGGTTCTGTCAAAAGCTGTCCTCTTGAATCACCGGCTCTTGTCTCTCCGTGATATTGAATGATATATGCCAGTGCTTCTCCACTCCTCACGATATAAGGAGATTCTGCATCGATAATATATTTCTTAATGCCGTTCGCAATTCTCTTCTGTGTAGCTTCTGCAAGTGGCTTCTTGCGGTCAAATATCGAACTTCCAAGATCTGACCAGTCAATATAATCTCCACAAGGTTTCCACTTCTTAAAGCCAATGCCGTCAGCACTGTGAGTCTGCTTTGGCCATCTGATTTCCCGTCCATCTCTACGGAATACTGCATACCATCTCTTTCTTGTGGTTGGTGCTCCGTAATCCGCAGCTATCAATTCTCTACTACCGAAACGGTACCCGAGGCTCTTCATTGCTGTAATGAATTTTTTATAATCCTCACCTTTTTTCTCCGGTATCGGATAACCTTTTTCGTCCAATGGACCCCACTGTTGTATTTCTTCTACGTTCTCCATAAGGATTACATCCGGTAGAATAGCTTTTGCGTGCTTATATACCGCCCACGGAAGAATCCGAAGTCCTTTTTCTCTTGGCTTACCACCTTTTGCTTTTGAATGGCTTGTACAATCCGGACTTGCCCACATCAGCGCAACATGCTGTCCTTTTACATATTTCTTCAAATTTACCTTAAAAATATCCTCTGTCAGATGTAGTGTATCCGGGTGGTTGGTCTTATGCATCAAAATGGCGTCTGGATCATGATTAATGGCAATGTCTACCGGTCTACCAAGTGCCATCTCAATTCCGACCGATGCACCTCCGCCACCGGCAAAGGCGTCTATAATTAAATCTTTCATATCTTCGAAAGGAGCCGATATATCTTTGCCCGGCCGGAGCTCCGTACTCCTTTCTGTTTGTTTTTAATCCAACTCTGTATTTTCATCTACAAGATCAATTAAGCCAAGTGGTGAAATATCTTCCAGTTTGTATTGCAGTCCATCACACAGTTCTTTGTTTTCGCATTTATCACAGTCAATTTCTATTGAACTGCAATATTCGGCTAACTCTCTGATTTTCATGTCACTTCACCTCGTTTGCTACCTTGAATCCCATCCTTGCCACATTCCTTAGATTTTCTCTTATCAGTGCTTTGTTTGTAATATGGTGCTTATTAAGCCATTCGTAATCCTCAGCACATTCATGTTCATAACGTTCAGCTTCGTATTCATACTCTGCTTTTGCTACCTGTAAGCACTGAATCATGTAATCAATCTTTTCTCCTGTGTTCATGGTTACTCCTTTACTACACATCTTCTCTCAGTTAATCCATAGAATTTACCGTTATGTTCGGAACAGTATTTTGCAAGAATCTCTTTATTATTTTCCAAATATTCTTTGTTTGAACCTAATGGGGATTCAATGCGTTCTTCATGTACTATACTTCCTTTTTCATCCTTGATTACTGCATACCACACAAATTCAACCTCGACATCCTTCTTCTCATGGTCTGCTTTCCACTGTTTGAGGATTTCAAGTACTTCTCCTGCTTTATCTCTTCGGAAGTTTTGACACAGCATTTCCCCTTTTGCTTCACTAATAGGACATCCAGCACAGCGATCGTTTTCACAACAAATTTTACCTAAAATCTTAGTTGCTTCTTCCGCACTCATTTCTTCTATGGATTCAAACATTTCATCTGTATAATACCCATATTCTTCATCTTCTTTGATGCGATAATAATCTTGGCAAACTTCCGAAATCGTTACTGACTTGCCTTTGTATTTCTTCATTTTTTCTGTAAATGCCCAATTCCCATATGCTCCATCAACTACCAGACCGCTTATAACTCTCACCTTGTCTCCAACCTTATATTTCACTTTCTGTCCCTCCTAAACCAAAACTTTCGTTTCTTCTTTTCTCGCTTCTCTTTCTGCTTTTTAGACCACTCCGCAAGATATTCCTCTTGCTCTCTGTCTTCCTGTTCCTGTCGTGTCAATTCATTACCTCTTTCATTAATTTTTCTATATAAATCCACGCTGGTCACTTTTAATGTTAAAAAATCGAAGAGGAAAAGATACAAACTGGGTTGACCCCGCGATTGCTGTCACAGGCACTGATGATGATGTTACCGGACGGAGAAACAACCGCTACTGAATACTCCCAACCTCTTTCTTTCGTACTCCAAGGTGTGCAAGTCCAGTACCAATCCGGGATGTCTTTGTTTACGAGCAGATCATTGTATTCACGTGCTTCGTCAAATGTCAGAGGTCTTACTTTTGTCAAGAGTTTTCCAAATACTTCCTGTCCATCAACTGTTACTAATCCGGCTTCATTTGTACAAATATTTTCTGCACCGAATTCTTCAGAGAACTCATTGAGAATTTCGCCCTCGCACAGTTCTCTTAATGATGATTTCCTGTATTCCGTACAATCATCATCAAATTTCACATCTTCACGATATAAGTCTTCTGTAATAACTGCAGTGTAATTTTCTTTCTGTTCCAGTACAATGAATCTTCCGATGCCTGTCTCAAACTTTCCACCAACCGGAATATCTTTCAGCATCACTTTGTTTTTCTGGTCTTCTTTCTCGATAGCTGCTACTAATTTCTTTGCTAATTCCAATACATTACTTTTGCTCATTATTCTTTTCCTCCTGTTTCTTTTTCCAATATTCATACGGATCCGCATAATGTGGTTTTCGTTTAAAATCCTCAATAGCCTGTTCCGATGGCTTGTCTTTTTCCAGAGTCGCATAATGGCTCTCGAGCATATTGTCAATTTCATCCGGTGCACGCCGTAATTCAGATCTTCTCTTCATTTTTCCTGTTCTCCATCATGATTTTTTCAATCTGCCGTTCTGCTACCAGTACTTTTTCTTTTGCCAAATTTGTTCTTCCGGCCAATTCATAGATTTTCTGAACATTCTCTTGTAATTTCACGCAATCATCATCTGTTCCGATAGCATCTCTAAATTCGTTGATCATCTTTTCACACTCGGCCTCAATCTCACCATCTGTTAGATATTTCTCTTTAAACGGAATTGAATCTTCATCAGCTTCAACAAATCCGTCTTGATTAATCCATCCATATTCCAAGTTAAGATCATCGGCTTCTCCATATATTCTTTTAGACCGTTCATCGTACATGACCAAAAATCCATTACCAGGTCCGCCAGTCGTAACTCTTCCGAACAATCTATTCTTTGGAACCGTTATTCTCCTGTATGTATTACTAAGTTCGGGATCCTTGCTGTATCCAATTACCAACGTTGCTAGATTTGAAATATCTCCAGCGCCACTGATTTCATCTGTTTCAACTGTAGAAAAATTATTTTTTCTCTTATGCGCCACCAATAAAATCAGAATGTTAAATTGCAACGCTATTCTCGCAAGTTTCTTAACGAATAAGCTCTGTTTTTCGTATTTATCCGAACCTTTCTCCATATCCAAATCAATTGCAGTCATGAGGTTGTCTATTAATATCACATCAACTCTGTACTGCATAATTGTTCGTTGGATAGTAGAGCATATATCTTCTTTTTCATCACGATCAACAATGCGATTGTCATATAGAAATGCTTTTCCGCGATACCATGAATCAATCAACTTCTGATTTTGATTGGATATTTTTCTGGAAACATCACCAAACCTGTTTGTTGTTTCTATAATGTGCTGCGGACCGGCAATCTGGAAATCAATCCATGACTTAAACAGATAGTTCGGCAACTCGCCAGAATAAGCAAATACTCTATGTCCTGTTTCTATTGCTCTTGCCACCATTTGACTTGCCAAGGTCGATTTTCCCTCACCGGGTTTCCCAGTAATCAGTACAACTCCACCAAACGGGATACCTCCGTACAATAACCTGTTACATTCATTAATCGTTGAATCCAGCTTTTTCAGCTTATAGATATCTACTGTTTCAACATCTGCAAGTTCCACAACACAATTAATCGGCTCAAATTCGGCACTTTCTACCGCAAGTTGTACATTTTCCTGTCCATGCTTTTGTAATAGCTCATTTGCATCTTTACAGCCTTTGTAATCCTCTTCTCTAACGTGCTTTATCTTGTTTGGAAATCTCTGCTTCAATTCCTGCAACAATGTCATATGTCCGTTTTCAAAATCTCCAAACACAACAATTTCGCGGAATCTGCATACCCAGTCATAACAGTACGGGACCCACGTAAATCCTTTTGCCCCAGTAGGAACACTCACTGCATTCTTTATCCCGGCCGTTGCTACGGAAAGGCTATCTAACTGCCCCTCCGTAATTACAAGCCTTGTAAAGTCTTCGCACTGTTTCATTCCAAACAGGATTGGTTTACAATCTGCTTCGCACCATTCCTTGTTTTTATCCTTAGATTTATCAAAATCAGTCTTCCGATACTTTACAAACTGCATCTTCCCTTTTTCGTCATAGAACGGGAATACCAACACGTTGTCTCTGTCATTCTGCGTAGTAATTTCATACTTATTCGCCACATCTTCGGATATTCCACGGCTTTCCAAATATTTCACAGCTGGGTCTTTCGGAATAATCGGCTTGTCAGGTGTTTTTAATTTTCTGTATTTCTTCCGCGGCTGGTAGTATTCCATCACTTGTGAGCCAAGATTGAAATCGAAATCCCTTGCCAGTGTAATCATGTTTCCGGTAATTCCACAGCTAGACCTCAGACATTTAAACTGTCCGGTCCGTAAGTTAATAGAAAATGTATCTTTATCTCGCTTACTTCCGGTTCCACCGTGACAATACGGGCAATATTGTGTAAATCTCAATTCATCTCCGTGGCGTTTTACCGGCGATCCAACAAATCTGGCAAATTCATAGGCATCTTCCTCTTTGAAGTTATAAATCACTTACGCCACACTCCTTAAGTCGTTGTAACCATTCTGGATGATCTCTGATGGGACCATAGTTAAGTGACTGCCCTTCGATGACTCCGGCATCTTCCAACATTTTACGGAAAGAAAATTCCACGCAAGAAAATCTGTCACTTATATTCGGCGTTTTTGGTTCTTCCGATGACGCCTTTGGTTTCTTCTGCATCCGGCTGAGCTTGTCCCAAACAACACCGGAATAATTGTTTGCCATCGAATCATCCACAACCTTTTTCAGTGCTTCTATTCCGTACTCACGATATCCAGAAACAAATTGTGTGATGGTCTTTTTCAGTCCGATCTCCGTTCCGTAATGATTGCTTGATTTAGGCTTTCTTCCATCCTTGTACTGCATCCACTCTTCCAAACATTGATGTAAATCCTCATTCTCCAATACATAACTACTATCTGTATGTATATTGTTTTCCAATATATAATTAAGATTAGATATATTAGAATTATTAGAATAAGAATAAGAAGTAGATATAGAGCAATTAACGTTACTTTCTAACGCATTTGTAACGTTACTTTCTTTTTCTCTCTGCCTTTCACGGTATCTTCTCTGACGTTCTCTGTTCTGCTTTTTGATAGCTTCTAGAGCATCTTGATTCTGGTATTTCGACCAATTCGACACCATATATGCATTATCCTCTAACTCCACCATTTCAAGGCCTTGGAAGACTTCTAAGGCTCTTTTAACCGTTCCTATCTCCATTCGGAATATCTTAGCCAACATTTCATCTGTGTAAGCTATTTTATTGGAAATAGAAAGCGAACCGCCTTGATTGCATTTACCAGCAAGACACAGGATTTTGAACCATACAACCTCAATCTGCATTCCATCTGGAAGTGATTCAATGGCATACATTTTCTCGTCATCAAAGATATCTGTGACAATTTTTATCCATTTTACGTCTCCTGGCATTCGTCCACCTCCTGTTGAAGCAGTTCAATAACTTTCGTTCCCTGTTCAGAGTTACTGCAAAAAATGAACTCAACTCCATATTTCTTCTGCATAGTCTTGCAAGCTTTCATGAGCGTTTCGCCCCTGGTTGCTGCCGGATACCTTTGTGTGCGCCTGTATATTGGTTTTCCGCTCTTGTAATGACCAATCACATCACTTGTACGCTTCATCACAAAAAGTCTCGGATTTCGCCATCTATGCAGATCTTCCAGATTACGGATAGTTGGGTTATAGATATCCTTGGTTCCCTTTACGAGACCACCGGCATTCTGCACCAGTACATACAGCTTAATTCCGTTATTCTGAGCCAATATGCATTCATCCCGGAACCTTGCGTGTTGCTTTCCACAAATATCACCGACAAGCTCCTGAATATCTTTTTTGGTATCAACCGTTACATTGTATGTTCCAAGAAAATCCATCTTTTTAACCGGAACACCACGTTCATTCTTCCGGTTGATTACATCCATAACCCTTTCGTTTGCGATTATGTAATCTCCACAAGGAAGAGGCATGGTTAATACTTCTATTCCCTGATCCTTCCAGTAATTCTCCTTAGCGGTATGCTTGCCTTTTTGCTGTCCCTTATCACTAATTAGTATCATTGGCTATCTCACCTCTCCTGTTATAATGGCGTTCGCTAAGTACATACTGTTCAGCTCTTTCCTGTTGCTCCAATAGGCTTTTAAGCCTGTCAATGAACTGCTTATTCTGCCTGTCCGCACAGAATTTAGCTACTTTTTCGACAAATTCAACTCTATCTTTCATCGTTCGTCTGTCATTTCTCTGTTTGTGTATCTGTGTGGCTAACTTGCATCGCTCATCATAGTCATGAGCAAATTCAATATCATGCAAATAATCCTGATTCATCTTGTCGTACTTATATACCTGTGTTACGCAATCTTTATACTCTTTATCGCAGTATTTTAAGAACTCAAGAAATTCTTGTATGATTTCAGACGGCTTCTTTTCTTTCTGCACTTTGCTTCGCCTCCTTTCTTCTTAGATATCGTTGGCGATCATATTCTCTTCGCTTTTCCTTTAAAATCCGCAATTTTTCATTGCGTTTGCTTTTCTTCGCATCAAGAATCTTTTCCCTATTTCTTGCGTAATATGCCCTACACATTTCTGCATTCTTTCCGGATTCAATTCTTTTTTTTGCTCTTCGTTTATCACGTTCTTTACCTTTTTCGGATTTGTTATATCGCTCTTGCGCCGCTTTCCCAGCTTCTGAATGTATATATGCGTACTGTGATGGGTTTGCACAATCCCATCGGCAATCCACATACGGGCAATTAAAACAATCTGGATAGCAACACTTCTTCGGTTTCGTTTTCAAGCACAATCACCTCTTAAGAAAATGGCATCTCCTCATCAATGCCATCCGGGATATTCATGAATCCATCACTGTCTGTTGCTGGGGTGCTATTATTCTGCTGATTCTGCTGGCTCGTTGCTTTGCTCTCAGCAAATTCCTGATCTTCTACCACAACGTCTGTTGTGTAAACTTTCTGACCGTCCTTATTGGTATAACTACCAGTCTGAATACGTCCTGTTACAACAACCTTAATTCCTTTATGGAAATATTTCTCAGCAAATTCTGCGCTTTTCCCGAAAGCAATACAATTAATAAAGTCTGCTGTCTGATCTCCGTCTCTTTTGAAGCGTCTGTCTACAGCCAGTGTGTATCTGGCAATCGTTGTAGGATTTCCACCCTGTGAGCTCCTAATTTCTGCGTCTCTTGTCAAGCGTCCCATTAAAATTACTTTATTCATCCTTTATGTCTCCTTATCCGGCAATCTCTTTGATTCAAATCGCCATTTTCTTGCATCATCTCCGATTTTTTGCCACAATCTTGCTTCTGCGAGCATCGGAGTATCTTCACATATTCCAAACTGGAATTTCTTAGCCTGTTTGTTGTAGATTCCATATTTTGTACCAGGTTTACCATGCATCTTCTCAAATCTGTTCATTTATTCTCCTAAAACGGCATCAGCCTAAATTCTTTCTCAGTTCCTTTTTCTGCAACCCACACATCCACATCGCAATCAACTATCTCCTGTATTTCTTCCGTGAACCGCACTGGATTGCCATTGTAGGCACTTAAATGTATCAAGCCTATACTTCTTAGACTTACGTTGTTAATCTTCTGTATCAGTCGTTTACACGTTTCAAGTTCCATGTGCCCAGTTAGTACGTGGTTGTATTTAGGACTACTATCTTCAATTCTGATATAGTCCTCCGCATAATTACATTCGATCAAGCCGTAGTTGATATGCATTTTTGAGAAATCATATGGGCAATACTCAGCATCTGTGATGAAGAGAATTCGTCCATCCGGCGTGTCAATCATCCATCCGTCACACTCTGTCTCTCCATGCGGTACACGGAATGGGATCACCGAAAATGAGCCTATCTGCTGCCGCTTCATCCGCTGCAAGCCTACAGTTTTCTCGCCCATTACTGTTTCAATGTCCGTCTCAACTTCATCAGATGTATATATTTTGATTCCGTACTGCATATACTGTTTGATGTATCCGGCGTGATCACCATGGATATGGGACAGTAAGCAACCATTCACCATGGAAGTCTGGTAATCAATGGCTTTCAACATCTCTTTCGCCGGTACTCCGCATTCCAGGAGAAGAATATCTTCCCCCGAAATCAGAGCATATCCATTACCGGAAGAACCGGATCCAATTATTTTTACGATCATTCTTTTACAATCTCCACTTCACTTGCACGATTCCACAATGGCTCAGTAGGAGTATTTAACAATTTTTTAAATTTCTCTGTGACAGGTGGGAAAACCTTTACTATATCTAATTCTGGGTCTGAAACATGCGTTAAATCCGCTTTATAATACGAAATAAAATTCCATATAAATTCAACGCCATCATCTACAGATACACCCCATATTGGACCGGGGCGATGTCCCGAAATAAAAAGTCGTTTGCCGTTTCTCAGTTCAATAACTTCTCCATTGCATAAATCAAAATCAAACTTTTTCATTTTTACTCCTTTGCAAATTCCGGCGTTTCCACCTCAACAGCTTCTGATTCAGCTACTACATCCGACTCGTCTTCTATTGCAAACTCCTGTGAATTTTCATTTTCAGCGATATCTTTTTTAACAAGCTCTTTTTCATCGATTTCGATTTCCGTTCCCTCCATGAAAAGTTTTCTTATACGATCATCCATATCAAGATCAATCGTATTGCAGAGACGATGAATTACTGTTTTCTTATACATCTGTCCAGTAAAGTTCTTCCATGCTGGTGAATTCTTAGCCTTAGACTGGTTTCTCGTATTTTCCAGATCCTGTAAACTCATGGTTTCATATTCCATACCGCCATCTTTATAAAGGACGACAGCAAATGCACCGATAATCTTATTCGTGTTAAATGGCTGCGCCTTGAAATTAATCTTCGGTTCACCACCGTCAATAATTTCCTCAAAGAAATCACCCTCACGAACCAATTTTGCGTAGATGTCTTTAATTGGCCGGATAGAATACTTCTTTGCAAGTTTCATATCACCCTTGTATCCAGGTAAAAAAGTAAGCTGGTTTCCGAACGGAACCAAGTAGCATTCCTGTGAATAGAAATCCAACCCGAGGTACGCTCCCTTAACAAGTCCAGCAACTACCTGCGTCTGACCATATCTAGCAAGTTCCGGTTTTTCATTCAAAAGGGATAAGCAATTCTGAATAAATCTTGGTTTATTAAAATCCTTTGGGAGAGCAGACGCTACTTCCTCTGAGTTCAATTTGTTCGCCAAAACAACACTGTATTTCTCTTGCTTCTGAGCCACTTCTGTTTTCTCTGCCATTATTCTTCCTCCATCAACGAATCTTTTTCATATTTTTAATATTTGCGGACAGTTCATTTAAGCGCTCTTTATGGAAACTTTCCATTTTGTTTAATGTGCTCTTTATATTCTCTAATTGGACTGTATTAGCGTTTCCTTTAGAACGTATTGCATTCGAATGTTGAATAACAACTTCCATATTGCTTTCAAGCACCGACTCTGTTTTAATTGCTTTTTCATACATGTCCTCAACTATCGCAACTCTTTCTGATAAAACATTTAATTTCTCTATAATCACTGAATTACTTTCCACTATTCTTTTTAACAACTCAGCCGCATTGTCATTACTAGCAGCTTCTTCTTTAAGAACAAAATAGCCAGGTGTTCTATTCAACGTTTTGCATATCAAAGCTTCAATATTCCTTGGGATTTTTCCGTTTTTAATTCCACTTATGTATGCACTTGAGCGACCTATCTCATATGATAATTGGGACTTGCTTTTATTTTGCAGTTCCAATTCTTTTTCTAGCTTGCTAAAGTCAACCCTTACTTTATTGTCTTCTTTCATGGCTTCATTTCTTCCCGTGTCGTAATTGCAAGATATGGCGTTTACATTATTCGTTTTTAATTTTGCTTTTAGTTCTGCTTTAATCCGTATAGCTTCAACAACAGTTTGTGCATACCCATAATATGTTTTATTATTGTGCTTAACACGAATTTCCAATGAATTCTTACTTTTTCTCCTTATCCCAGTAGGCAATTGTTCCGACACAGACTTTTTCATCCTTCCCATTTAACTATTGCAAAACATCAGCTTTTTTGATCTTGTCCTTATATCCGGCGACTTCATCTTCCGGCACATTCACAACTTCTACGACTGCCTGTGCTTTACCGACAGAAATCTTGTCCCCGATTTTTACAGGGGCATCGGTTTCAAAGGTGTAAGCTTTGCCGGCCGGAATGTCGTTCTTGAGATACTTTGCTTTTACGTACATTACTTAGCACCCCCGCCGAACACAGCCGTCAATATTGCATCTAACATTGGGTTGCCTGTTGTCGGTTCTTTTTCATCAGATTTCTCTTCATCCGGCTTTTTCTTGATATGTTCCAAAATTGCTTTTGAAGTTCTTAAACTTGCTTCATCTAAATCATCAACAAGTAATGCATCGAATATTTCTTTCCCTTGATCTTCTCCGAATTCTTCGACAAAAGTCTTTCTTAAAGCCCTACAAATAACTCTAAAATCTGCCATTATCTCAACACTCAGTCCTTCGATCTGTACTAATCCTTTGTCTGTTTTAATCATCTTATTTATCCTCACTTTCTACTTTCAATACTTTGTCATCAGTTACCGCCAGATGAATCGTCTGTGCGTTCATATCCGGGAAATTAACTTCATTTACTGCTTCGCTGTTGTCGATAAAAACCGGACAACTAACCTCATACAGGTTTGACAGCGACTGAATAATATCCAATCCGGCAATAATCTTGTGTCCGTTATTCAAACTTGACAGCGGCACGCCGTTTACAGTACATTCACAAGTCTCTTTCAGACCGCCATTGATCTGTTCTGAGAACAACTTGAATGAAACGATTTTGAACATCTCATTAACCTTTGCAGAAATCCTATTCATTTTTTCACGGATGAAATCTTCCACAAGGTCAATCATCTGCTCCTGTTCTGCGATTTTCTGTCCGACTTCTTTCTGCTCTGCTTCAAGTTCTGCGATACGTTCCTTTACTTTGGAATTGTCTGCTGCCAGAATCTTTCCGGCAATCTCCGCAATTTCATCTTTCAGCACCGCTTTTTTTGCTTCAAGTTCTGTTCTTCCAGATGTATCGGAACTCATGGATTCAATCTCTTTTTCAAGTACCGAGATTTTCTCTACAGTTGCCTTATAATCAGTGTTTTCAGAAATATCCGCTGTCTTTGGATAACGATCAAGTTCTTCCTGTACAGAATCATATGCTTTCTGAGCTTCCACCAGCTTAGAATCCAATTCGGCCATGCTTTTGCGAAGTTCCTCTTCACGGCTCTTATACTTATCCCTATTCGCAGCAGCTTCTGTTCCGGCAGTTTCGATTTCAGAGATTTTATTTCTCTTCCGCTCTTTGAACTGGATAAGATCATTCGCATATTTATCTTCATATGCCTGTTTTTTCTTCTCATAGTTCTCGATATTTTTCTGAATTACATCCTCCGGTAAATCCTGTCCACAAGCCGGGCATACAGAAGCACTTTCTGGAATTGGCTCCATTGGAACCATTTCAGTGAATGTCTTTGCTTTTTCCGCTCTCCACTCTTTTTGCAACCGCTTAACTTCCTTAACAGACCACTCATATTTAGAGTGAACCGAATGAATTTCAGAATTCGTATCAGCGATCTCACGTTTAATGCTTCTCAGAGTATCTTCTTTCGCTACCAGATCATCTCTAAGAGCCTTTGATTTATCGAATAACTTCTGGTTCTCTTCGTTCTGAATTTCGGAAATGCTAAATTTGAGATTCATGATATCCTGACGTTTGGAATTGATATCTTCCAATTGACTGTTGCCACCTGATAATTCATCTTCAACTTTCTGCAGAGCCACTTCTTTGGCTGTTTTTTCGACTTCTAACGCTCCTACATCAGCAATCACAAGTTGTTTGGAGATTTCATCAATACGTGCCGGGATCTCAACCATATCCTTATTTAATACCGTTTTCGCTTTGGTGTATTTCTTCAAGATATCGTCCGTGCTTGCAATTTTCAGTTCCGGGATAAGCTTTGTGTATTTCTCACCGAATCCCTCTGCAATATCCACATCAGAAAAGCTTCCAACAAATTTCATAAGGATTTCACGTTGTTTCTTCCAAGCTAATGCATTAAAAGCGTTTGGATTTGTAATCAGATTAAACACATCCTCGTCAACAATTTCTGAGATAAACTCTTTAAACTCTTTCTGACTCTTCGGATATCCGTTAATCTCGAATTCATTCACGTTCCCCTGGAATTCTCTTGTATTAGTTCCACGCTTTTTAACCCATTTCTGCTTCTGAACCTTTTCCAGATCATATTCGTCACCGTCAACGCTAATCTTTGCTGCAACGGAAATCTCAATATTATCTACCATCTTCCCGTCTGCATCCAACGGCCGAATATCAAAATCAGAACTTCCAAGGCTATCTTTTCCAAATAACAGCCACGTAAACGCATCAAAGATTGTTGTCTTTCCAGTGGCATTCGCACCGGAGATTCTTGTTTTTTCACCAAACTCAATGGTTCTGTCCTTACATCCTTTAAAATTTTGGATATGCATGGACAGCAATTTAATCTGCTTCACCAACTATCACCCTTTCTTCCTTATCTATAATTTTTCTATCTGAACTATCCTTTTTGACGATATGTAAGTACAAATCATCTTCGAACAGGTTCATCCATTCTTTCGGGGACAACCCGAGATCCGCCAGAAGCTTTTTCTGGCTCAATGTTAACTTTTTAGGTTGTTTCATGACGCCTCCTATGCTATTATTTAATTGTCATTTATTTTTACATTTGCACCTGTATGAGAGATGCCACTCTCTATGGGTGCGATTTTTATTTCCATACAATATCTAGTGGTCCGCCCATTCGGCAGTAAATCAGCAGAATTGCGATCCAGACTATCTCGAATAGTATTGCAATCGCCACCCCAACCAGGATTTTCTTGAATATTTCTTTCATATGATCTCCTAACATGTTGCTGCCTTTTTATTCGGAATCGGTGCAACCATTAATGTGATATCCAGTTTCTCTTTTTTGATGGCTTCGTTGAGTTCATCAATCGTAGTGATTCCAAGTTTTCTAAGCTCTTCTTCGATTAATTTTCTCTTTTCTTCCATAATGTTTTCCTCCTACACCGCAAAGCACATCTGAGAATTTTCATCCTCAATTTCCTCTCTCAGACATCTTGGCAATTCGTATTTTTTAATAATCTCAACTGCCAAATCACATTGGCTCCGCTTGATTGCCTTATAAGTATTCACACCGAATTCTCTTCTGAGCTGTGCATCCACATCACTGTATACTTTGTGCATCAGACTCTTGTTCTTGTATGCCGGTGCATCCTTTCCGCCCATCAGCGGGACTACTTTCTGATTTTTAGCTCTTGTGATTCTCTGACATTCCAGTGCCAACAATGGCATGTCTGCCTTAAACTCCTGCAAGTCCTTATCTACCTTGTCAATTTTCTCTGTCAGCTCTACGTTTCCCTGAGCAAGCAACTGAATTTTCTGGTCGGTTGTCATTGGAACTGCTTTTGATTTTTCAAAGTAGCTATCAACCAGTTTGTCGTACATTTCCCACGCTACATCTGTGTTGAGTGACTTCGCATGAAGGAAAGCTCCTTTTTCCGTCCAAAGATAAAGCTTCGACGCTTTCTTTGAACCATCATCAATTTGATGATGGTCAACGAACTCTCTCTTTTCACCATCTTCCAAGCAGATGTAATGTTTTCCTTCAATATATCTTTCCTTGTTTCTATTGAAGTTGTTTGAAATAACTCTTGTATCAGAGCCATACGCCTCAGCAATCTGCTGCGTTGTGAGCACTCTAATGTTTTTGTACTCGGTAATCTGTAATTCGTTCATTGTTCTCCTTTCTACTCTTCCAGGAAATACTCAATCGAAACATCGAAGTATTTCGCAAGAATCATTAACTTGTCTGCTTTCGGAACATATACGCCATTTTTCCAACTAGACAGTGTTGCAGTTGAAATTCCAGTATCTTTCGACACTTGATATGGCGTTTTGTTCGTTTTATCCAATAATGATTGGAATTTTTCGTACACTATTACACCTCCTTAGATATTGACACTATCTAAGGTTTCTTATATAATCAAAGTACCATCTAAGTTATCTAAGAAACCTTATATTGTTCTAACTTAGTTTTCTAAGCTATGTCTGTATGTTAGCATAGTTTTCTAAGCTTGTCAACATATAATAGCATAGTTTTCTAAGTTTGCTTTAAGAAAGGAAAAGCTATGTATGAAAAATTTGAAGAACTGCTAAAGAAAAACAATGTGACTGCATACAGAGTTGCAAAAGAAACAGGCGTTACAACAGCCACTCTCACGAGCTGGAAGCAAGGGAAATACACTCCTAAGAGGGAAAAGCTTCAAAAGATAGCTGATTACTTTGGGGTTAGCGTTGAATACTTTACAGGCGAAGAACCAATCGAAGAAACCTCCAATAAAGGCTACTACATTGATGAAGAAACAGCTCGGACAGCACAGGAAATCTACAACAATGACAAGATTCTCTTTGATGTATACAACACCGTTGATAAAGAAAGACTGGTTGATTTTGCCAAGAAGCTCGCTGAATTGCGCAAAATTGAGGAAGGTGAGGAATGATTGTACTACAAAGGATATTATATAAACGTGGTAATACTAGATAAGTCATATGGCATTCCAGGATGCGTCAAACACAACGCTGATGATTCTTATACAATATTCATAGATGCATCATTGAACTACGAAAAACAGCATGAAGTATTCTTGCATGAAATGAGACATATTCTCGGAAATGATTTTGATGAAGAAGATGTTCAGAAAATAGAAATGAGAAATCATATGAACGACTATCTTGAAATAGCATGTGAATTATTTCCAGATTTAAACAAACTGCGAATTGCAAAAGCTATATAACGTACAAGAGGTTTTATCTATGATTACATCATTTATAATTATGGGACTTGTAGTTCTAGCATTTCCTCCTGCCATAATTATTTTCATTATTTACAAAATATGCGATTTTATATCCGATGTTAACCGCTTGAATAAAGAGAAGAAAAGACGATTAATTGAACAAGAGGAAACAAAGAAAAGAGCCAAGCAAATGGCTGAGCAAAAACAAATTTTGCGTGAAAAGAAAATTAGCGAAAGAAAAAAGTGGGAAGAAATTGAACGTAATGCTTTGAAAAGAAATGCAGAATTGCGTGAGCAAGATGAGCAAGATAACTATGAGCAATATAAAGAACTATCTAAATGGTGATTTTATTGTAAAAAATTGAGGAGGAAATTATGAAAAAGAAATTTATTGTAGCACTGTTAGCGTGCATATTATCCATTTCAACCGTTGCGTGTGGAAATACTTCTCAAAAGAAAGAATCCAGCACCAAGCAAACAGCGCAATCCAGTTCAAAAAAGAAATCAGGCAAAAAAGACGTTTCCAATGCTAAGAAAGATGCATCTTCCGATGATGATGAAAATTTGTCACAGGAAGAATGGGTTAAAAAACATGGAAATGATAATATCGAAGATGGATATGATAAAGTAGAAAAAATTGATATAACTTCTAATACAACAAGCTTTAAATATACCGGAAGTAAGGTTGTAGACGATACAGATTCTTCTGGAAAGAAAATATTATTAGTGTATTTTGATTTTACGAATATCAATGATCGTGACTGCACATTTTTAGACCATTATTCATTTGTTGCATATCAAAACGGGATTCAACTTGAAAAGACAGACTGGGCGTCTACTATAGATGATGATGAATCATATAACAATTACTACAAAGAAGTTCTTTCTGGCGCAACTATAAATGTTGGAATTCCATTTGAATTACAAGATGACACATCACCAGTTAAATTCCGCGCTGATAATTCTGATGATGTAGATATTGATAACGACAATGTTACTCCGTTAATCGCTCAACAGCAAGAAATAAATTTACAATAAATAAAAAATCCCGGTGTGTATCACGGCACCGGGATTCTGACATTACCTTATGGGGGGTAATGTCAAGATGTTTCAATGAAAGTATATCATCCCTCATACAGTTACGCAAGCGGAACGTTTGTTCCTTGCTGGCTGTTATTTTTATACTTAATTTTAAGGAGGATGAATAAAATGACAAATCAAAAAGAAAAAATAGTAGCATTATACGTCCGTGTATCTACCGGTTATCAAGTAGACAAGGACTCTCTTCCATTCCAGAAGAAAGAACTGAAAGCATATTGCGAGCACGTGCTGCACGTTGATAAAAAGCGGATTGAAGTATTTGAGGATGCTGGGAAGTCAGGAAAGAACACCAAACGACCGGCATTTGAGCGAATGATGGAGAAAGTAAAAGCGGGGAAAGTGTCTCATGTTGTGGTTTACAAAATCGACCGTATCACCAGAAACCTTGTGGACTTCTCTCTCATGTATGATGATTTCAAATACAACAATGTTACGTTCATATCTCTGAACGAGCAATTTGACACCTCTAGTGCCATCGGAGAAGCTATCCTTAAGATTATACTTGTGTTCGCCGAATTAGAACGTAAATTGACATCTGAGCGTGTCACAGACGTAATGATAGGTAGGGCACAGAGCGGGCAATGGAATGGCGCAAGGGTTCCCTACGGATGGGACTGGGATGCAGAAAACAAATGCCCTGTACATTCCAAGAAAGAAGCACCTTATGCTAAAGCCATGTACCAGATGTATCTGGACGGTGGTTCTTCTGTAACCATCCGGGACTATAACAACTCTCATAATATTCCTACTAAGCGTGGTGGTGAATGGACATCTAAGACTGTTGCTGATTTTCTTCGGAATCCGATCAATAAAGGGGACTATCGCTACAACTACAGGGAAAGTGCCAGGGGGAAAAGAAAAGCTGATGAAGAAGTTATCTATATGGAGGGCGTATTTCCACCATTAATAGACCCGGAAATATGGAATGAAGTAAATAGACGCATGGATGCAAATCATACACGAAAGAATACATCTGCCATGCATCCGATTAGAAAGAACTGTAATGTATTTGCCGGACTGATCGTGTGTGGTAAGTGTGGCTCAAACTATCAAGTTACTGCCAAGGATAGGCGTAGAGGAAATGGATTCAGACCATCCTCTTATGCTTGTACCGGAAAGTACCAGAAAAAACATTGCGATAACTTGAATGTCAGCGATGTAAAGATTGGTCCGTTCATGATAAATTATATAGCAGCTATTATTGATGCATCTAAAAGTAGGAGATTCATCAAAGATACTGAATCATTGGAAAGAGTTATACTCTCTCATATTGATTTCACAGACGTGGCCGGAATATCTGAATCAAGCTTACAGGATACAATTGATTTGCTATATGGTCGTTCCGGTACAGAAACTTTATCTGGTAAACCAGTTAGTAAAGATGGTAAAAATACTGATACAGCGGAAAAGAAAAAAGAGTTACAAGAAAAACTCCAAAAAACAGATCGTGCTTTGGAGCGATTGAAAAAGGCATACCTCTTCGATGATGATGCAATGGACGAAAAAGAATTTCTTGAAATGAAAACAAAATTAGAGGTTGATAAGGTGAAATTGGAAAATAGCATTAAGAGCCTAGACTCATCTTCTATCTCAGAAAATGTTGATCAGGCAGCATTCATTAAGTCCGCATCTCAATTCCTTATCTCGCACAAAATTAACAGTGGTGGGAATATAGAGTATTCCGAACTCGCAATGATGGATGAAGAAGCAATGAAAGCACTTATGAACTCCATTATTGACCATATCACAGTTATGGACAGGCATATTACAGAGATTGTTTTCAAGAATGGATTAACCCACACATTATTATACAGATAGCAAAGAAGCCCCGAAAAATCAATGCTTTCGGGGCTTTTTGTATGTTCAATATAAATGCTTAATAATTCTCTATTACCGGGTTCATCTGACAACCAAAGGTTGTAACGCAGAACGTCAGCGGACGACCAAGTTCTTCGGATTCACGCTGTACATATGCCTTTGCCTTTTCGATGAAATAATACTGACGGGCAGTATCATCCGCCGGCGGCTCTTTTGTAATATCTATATCGTAATTAACATTATTAAGCAT